GATTAAGTCAGTTGTCGGTGAAGTTGTTGCTCCGCCAACAAAGCGATTACTAAAGTTAAAGGAATACGATCCTGAGCTATATAACTTAAAGAAGCACGGGTTCAACAAAGTTTATTCAGTACTCTGCCAAAGGAACCACCAACCGATAGTATATACGGAAGAAGAGGTATTGTCGATGAGTGGTAGTAAGGTGGGTAAGTCAGGTAAGTCAGGCAAGTCAGGTAATGTGGGCAAGTCAGGTAATGTGGGCAATGTGGGCAAGTTAACAAAATATTGGAATTTTACCACCAATTCCCCAGCGTACTACGCTTGTCCTAATAAAGAGTTTTCGCAGCTTGGGTTTATTGTAAATTCACATCCGCGCGGTTATTGTTTGCCCTGTTGCAATAAAAAAGTAACGGGAATTGCGGCAGAAGTAGTTGAAACTTGCATACGTGATCATGTTTATACTAACAGCGACAAAACCGGTAAGCATGTGATGGGGTATGGGAAACAGCTTGACCCTGGCCGCTTAAGTAAAACTCCACTGCAAAACTTACTATTTGACATTTCAGTTAACTTTTACCTGTATGGTGTACCGCAAAACACAGAAACTCTTACGTGCGGATATGCATATGCAATCGCGGATGCTCTTGGTCTTACACTACAACAATTTATACACAATATAGCAATGAGTAAATATAACCTTTCAAGTGTAGCGGGTGGAATATTGGTTGATAAGTTCAATACCACATCGGATTTTAATAAGTATCTTACTGCATGTTTTACAACGTCTGTAGATATTTTAAGTCTTCCTCTGGTGGACATTATCATTGATTTAACGTACATAGTATATGGTGTTGCCGTTGCGGTATTTATCGACAACCAACGAGACGAAATCTCTTTACATATACGCGATGTCGGCGATATGATTGTACTTGTAAAATTAAAGGGATGGTTTTACCCTATCTATGAAATGCCCGATATCTCTAAGGGCGGTATTGTTACTACGATAACAAAGATTCACCATAAAGACACGGGAATGGCAAAACTTATAGTAAGTATGCATGAACACTATTTGCGAAACGGTCGCCAGGAATCAGGATTAAATCCAAACTACTCGGATTTAACTCAAATGTTTAAAATATTGCGCAAATATATAAATTCTCATAATCTTATATATGGGGTTTTAGCGGTTACCGCTGGTACTGCAACCGCAACTGCTGCAACTGCGGTAGCTGCAGCCGCAACACCATTCTACTTTCCGTGCGAATACACAAAAAATATTGCTGATGGATATCCCGAAGACTTTAAGCCGCCAAGTGGCGAGATTAGACTCGACGACACGATTGCGGCTATAAATATATATAATGGCACAATAAACCACGCATACAGAAAACTTGAAATTGACAATTTACTGTATTTTGATGCTAGTGTCATTGCCAACACCCGCGCAAGTGTAGGTGACGGCGTTAGTACAGGTGACGGCGTAGGAGTAGGCACCAGTGTAGGCGCAGGGTCCTTGATCGGCGCAGTTGCTCAAAATCTACTATTCTTTGTAACTAGTGGCAGTTCATCGGACATAAAAATAAAGTACGTAAACTACGATTTCAGGGATGTAAATACTGCTATCTTAGAGCGACGTCCACCAACAGCAGATCGCATGGATACACTTCCTAATGCATTGTATAAGTGTTATCAATATCAACTATTTGTACTTGGGTTTGTAAAATATATTGAAGATGAAAGAGATTTCGATATGCGAGAAAAGATAATTTCAATCATTAACGAAACAAACTTTAAAAAAGATCTTTCGCAATTTCGAGCAAAAACATCACTATTGTTACAGCCTATAGACTATAAAAAGTTAAGTAATATTGTCGCAGACTGGTATTTTCAGGGATCGTCCTCGGTTGCACTTATCAATAACGTTAAGTCTGCAGTGTTTGAGTTCGACAAGATTACTCTTGCTCGCCTAGAAAAGTCTCCTGAATTGCTTACACAAGTTGTATCTGAGTTTGCCATTGAAGGAAAACCGGATATTACAGAATTTCCAAATATTTTACAAGTGTGTTCGGTAGTAGATGGTAAAGTAGGTGACAGTAAAGTTGACGGTAAGGTAGGTGACAGTAAAGTTGACGGTAAGGTAGGTGACAGTAAAGTTGACGGTAAGGTAGGTGACAAGGTAGGTGACAAGGTAGGTGACAAGGTAGGTGACAAGGTAGATGGTAAAGTAAAGCCACAATACTGCAAAGGAAACAAAATTGTTGTTGAAAAACTGGACGAAAAGATCAAACTTCTTGCAGCTGATTTGAAAAATGATATAAAGATGCGCTATCTAGATAAAGTTTGGATGGATACTGTTCTAGATTTCTTTAACTTTAGCTCTGGTGGTGAAATCTCCATTTACAAATTGGATTAATTATACTCGCTAACGTATAGTTTATACATTCAAACTTACACCGTACATTCACCAAACTTACGCCATACATTTACCAAACTTACACCATACATTCACCATGAGTAAAAAAGATTCTGATCCTATCGTTTCAGGAAAAATTCCCGACGAATTCATGGCAATATTAGTCGATTCGTTATCTGGAATACAATACAAACTTATTGCATTTATATTCATCTTCTTTATAATTCTATCATCTAGCACGTTTATTGACAGGGTACTGACAAACTTTTCAGGTGCAGTTGATGGACACGATGTAAAAAATTGGGGTATTATTCTACAGGGGTTATTTTTAGTAATGTCTACAATTGCGATTGACGCACTGATAAAAAATAATATGTTGTGATGTTACTTCTCTATGTACTCGCTACTCTATGTACTCGATACTCTATGTACTCGATACTCTATGTACTCGATACTCTATGTACTCGCTACTCTATGTACTCGCGCTACTCGCTACTCTGTATTAGGTTCTGTTTTTTTGCCTTGTGCAAGCGCAAGTTTAATGTCGAGCAGAATTCGCGCATTATGAACGCAGACTAAAAGAATTGCAAACATTATAAATACGATGAAAAGCAATATCTTTTCAGTTGACATGTCAACTGAACCAAAGCCCTCCTTGCCACTGCCGCCATTGCCACTACCCTTGCCACTACCGCTACCCTTGCCACCACCCGCATTACCGCTGCCACTGCTACCACCTACATTACCGCCCGTATTAGGAATGACCATTTTGAACTTCTGCGGCCATGCACTATCCGGACACGATCCCATATCGCACGAGTATCTTGCAGGAAATCCCTGCTGTTCAGATTGCAAATGATCTTCAACACTATATCTTGTGTTTGGATCCGGTCGGCTGGTATGGCCGCGCGGAGGCTTTCTAAAGTGGTGATGATCGCTATATGTTGGAGTGGGATATGATCTCTGTGGGTCCTGCCATGTCGCAGGATGTTGAGCCTCCGTACCAGTATACTCGCGTGGGGGCGAGTAGTCAATATAGATTTGAGAAGAGTCGTATGGATCTTGCATGTTGTATACTAATATATAAATAACAATTTGAATAATATTATACAATATGTAAACTATCTGTTAACATAACAATTCTCAACACAACTACAATCTACAAACTACAATGGTTGATCGTGTTAGAAAATCTGATCTACTTATAATTAAGGGAGTATTCAAAGCGGATTTTAAGGGTGAAAAGTCAGTATATTCTGGGGCGCCCACGGTAACAAGCACATGTAAGTATATTAGCCTGCCGACCGTATTTAGAGATGTCACTGTATGGAAACATTTACATACCAATTTAAAGTGCTGGGAATGTGATTTGTCAATCGGAAGTTACCCAAAGTTTATACCTCGCAATCCGCGAGTGGAAAACGTCCGCGACGTTTGCGATGTAGATGGTGCATTCTGCGAGTGGGGGTGCGTAGTTAGATATATAAGTAAATTCGATAAACAAAAATTTTTGGACACTCTGCGAACAGTATGTTTATTCGAGTCCAAATTTACAGGAAAGTACAGGGAATACATTGCCCCGGCACCATCTAAAACTTCCCGCAAAGAATATTGCGGGGAATCTGGACTCAGCGTTAAAGAATTTCGCGATAAATGTGCTCAGGTAAACAACGACTATCAACTAATGACATTTAAGGTAGAGCATCTTTAATGTGCTACCACGCCGTATTTTCCACTGTGTATCGTGCCCGCACTGTTAGCCGTACCTACACTGTCACCTGCACTGTCAACTTTACAATTCTTTAACTTTCTATGGTAAACTATTATGATTAGTATCAACAGAAATGTCATAATTGCAATAAGTATTTTAATTGCAAACAGTTCTCTATTGTATTCCGGTCTATATAACATGGATATCTCTTTTATCGCGTCCACCATTGTTAGAGCGCCAACCATAGTGAGGGCGGACTGTAAAACAATTGTGTCATTGACCGACATTGGTGTGAAGATATATATTGTACCATGGAATTTATCAACAACCAATGAATGCTACTACTTGTGGTTGCGGTTGCGGTTGCGGATACTACTTGCGGTTGCGGATACTACTTATGGGTGCGGATACTACTTATGGGTGCAGCCGTTACCGTACAAACTTTATATAACCAAACACTTGAAAGAACGCGTCCGCTAGATCGTCCAGATTTGATTTTTTTATATGTGTGATTTTATCACCGATGTTAAACAACGTAAAGAAATAAATTAGTGACTGTTTTGTATGTTTCTTTCTCGCGCTATATGCGGTTGCGCATGATCCGAGATACTTATCAAATGAATGGTCGCCAATTGAGATTTTATTTTTCAGTCTTGGATCAACTAGGTATGGCTGATGATCTATATAGTGATATGCGAGTTGTGCACTAATATGTGTTGATTTATTATTTGACGCCATGCCTAGTCGACTCGGCTGATGTTCAATAAGTACTTTACAATCAGGGTCTACTTGCAACTCGCGTAAATGCTTTGCAAGATAACGAGTTCGTGTTATCTCGTCACAATCAGCTACCTTTTTACCCTCAAGCAAATCCTTTACGGCCAAACTATGTATTGTTATAAATTGGTCTGTTTGCAATAACATATTCTGTATCCCGACTGTCATTTCATTAATATCGGTAATTGCAGACAGTAATAGTGCACTATCATATAACGATTGCATTATATCGAAATTTACAGTAAGGTGAATATGTGCAAGTGAACGGATAGCGCAATCCCATGACAAGAAAGTTTTCATGGCAGGTAGTGTCAGTAGGTTGGGTCAGTTTGTTAGAGAGTATGCAGGTACGGTGAGTTTATAGTCTGTAATTATATATTGAAGTATCGTATAATGTATATATATATTCGAGATGTCTAATGGGCTACCAATATTGACTGGACTTGGTTCGATTGTCAATCCAGACAATGTAAAGCAGGGTATTGATCTAAAAGAACTGGAGCGGACAATGATGAAAGGCGGGATTATTACAGAAACGGTTCAAGATCCATCAGAGAGATTAAACGAAGAGATCAAACTAGCGGCACAGAACCTAGGAATCGACTTTGGGACTCCGGCGGGCTCTAACGGTAATCAAAATACTAGTAGCGTTAATAGTAACTTCACTACTAACTCACCTATCCAAAAGAATTATGATTCATCCGTTTATTCTAGAGAAACTGTAAGCTCCCCACTTTATGAAAGCAATGTTGGCGGCTATGGTGGTGGCGACAATAGCGGTGGCGATCATGGTGGCTACGGCGACAATAGCGGTGGCGACTATGGTAGCGGTGGCTACGGCGACAATGGTGGCTACGGCGACAATGGTGGCTACGGCGACAATGGAGATAGCCTCTTATCGCGTACGTTGGAAGAGGAACGCAGATCGCATATCAACAAGATTATTGGAGAAGAGTCATCATTCTCATTGGAAAAAGAGAAAAAAGAAGACTTAAAATGTATGATGCTGGCTGAAATTGATTCGTTGATTTCGTCGCTCGAAATGGAAGAAGTTGACCTATCCCGTATTCCAAAAGTTTCAAACGATTCCCCATATGAAATGGTTGAAAACACACTCAAAATCTTGCGCTATAAGAATGACCAGACAAGATGCTGCACATTTATGGAAGAGGTGCTAATGTTCGGAGCATATGGGCTGGAGGAGTTGTTTAATGGAAAAAATGTGTGGTTTGGACGCTACTCTCCCGATATTACTGGATGGCACAATCACCTGAACTTGAAGCTCCGACGAGTACGATATGATACTGGTCAATTTACAAGTAATCTAATGGAAAACTATAAGATTGGACCAGGTACACGAATGGCGCTAGAGATTGTGCCAAATTTGTTTCTGTATTCGAGGATGCGCAAACAACAACATTCGCAGTCGGGGCTGTTTGCAGAAGCTGATGAAATTGAAGTTGAACAGGCGACAGCGCGAATTTCGAGCCTGTAAAGTATAAACTATACACCTCATACCCTACAACACCCTACAGGCTCGGTGGAGTGTGGATATGGATACAAAATTGAATATTACAGTTATCACAATACAGCTATCACAGTGCTACCACAAATACAACGCAAGTAGAATCCACATGTCGGAAAGTGACCTATTTGACGCGTTGGATGGAATAGACGCTATATTGGATGCCGATATTGAAAACGACCTACTTGGCGAAGTGCTTGAAATAGTACCGGAAGAACCGATAGCCGCGCCAATCCGAGCAGTACGAATGATTGAAGTAATGGAATATGACCGCGATTCAAACCTCCTAACTCCCCATGTACAGGAAGAGTTTATATCCGAGGTGGTATTTGAGGAAACCGAATTATTGACTGAACCGCAGATCACGACAATTACAACTGAGGGTTTCTTATCGAACGTTGAATTTGTAGAAGAGGCGCTTATTCTCGTACTAGAGCCAAATGAATCAGTAGTACGAATAAAGTGTAATTACGGCAACAAAATGCATCCCAGTTATGTGATACCGGTGCAAATCAAGCAAAATAACCGCGGTAGAAAGAGGAAAAATAAGGCAGTATCAACTAGAAAAAAACAGGGTACAGGAGACAGCTTTAATAGTCAAATATCAGTTACTGTGATTTTGGGCAATTCTGTCGTCAAAGCAAAGGTATTTCGTAACGGACGAATTCAAATACCGGGAGTAACTGTACGAAAAAGAATCCCCGAGGTTATTGAAATCGGTAGAGAAATTGCCCGAATGTTTGATAAGGCATTAAACTACAACGTGATAGATCCCACATTGAAAACGCGATTGATAAATCTAAATCCGGTAATGAAAAACTATAAGCTTCACGTAAAGATGCAACCCGGCTATATTATTGACTTAAATCGACTATGCAAAATAATGCATGAATGTAAACGTGAAAAGATATTGCCAATTTACACTATTAAGTACCGCCGATCGGGTACAAAGTTTGCAGTTAAGTTTCATACGCCAGTATACAAAAAACCAACTAAGACAGTATTGTTCAACATATTTATGAGTGGAAAAATAAACATCTTAGGGGGTCTAAATGCAACACAAACTGCATATTTCTGTAAGTTCTTTGACGTATTATTTACGCTGCACCGAAAAGTTCTTATTGTAGAGTGTGCCGCCGATGACATTATAACTACCATTGCCCCGTGTGTACAATTGGATCATTACGAATGTCTCGGGTATGTGCAGAATATGCAGAGTACGCAAGGTATGCAGAATACCCAAAGTACAACATTATTCACACCCATATTCACCTCCGAGCAAACTAAAATACTGTCGGCGGTTGTACATCGTGAGTATGAACGAATGTATATGGAATATAGGAGTGCCTGGAAGGCACTATTGGCTTAGCATATACACTGTCATCACTTACGTTTAATCATGTGCGATAGAACAATATTTTTTCTTCGTTTTATTTCCTCGGGGTTCATACCATTTGTCCATTTTACTGAAAATATAGTATCCGTGACAGCACTTGCGTCTATAGTCACATCTTCGAATCCCTTGCCGCCCTGATTTTCAGGTTTCGTAAATATATCAATCAGTTCAGAATAAATCATAATTTGCGCTTCTTTTTTGTCCATATTATTTATGCCAAAGTTTACGGGTAATATGTGTTCGATACGGTTAAATCCTGAATGATGTGCGGCGGTAATGAGCGTATCGATCGCGCGAATCTGATCTTTTACTATGTTTGTAATGATTGCGCTATCAGATTTTTCAAGTAATCGCGACTGTGTTAGACCCCGGTCTTGCATAGTTGGTAGGTATATACTCTGGTCAACTATTGTCCAACAAAAAATAGCCGGGCTAACCTACTTGCTAACCTACATACTCGGTGTACTCTGTGTACTCTGTTGTAGGATACTCTTGCTACACAATACTATCTATAGTACCGTCGGATATCTTATCCCACTTAATCGCATTATACTGACACACTACATGCTCCATCCACTCCCGGGAATTTTCTTTATACTTAATTCGGTGCGGTTCACTTTTCAATCTATCTTGAATTTGACTCCATAGTTTTTCTTTTGGTAGGTCAATAAGTATTGTTTTAATTGTAATACCGACCGCCTCAAGCTCCTTTTTGATTGCATAAATAACCTGAAGGAGCAAATCACCCTCCTCAGCATAAACTACGGCAGAGAATGGTGAACGGTCAGCATAATATACTCCCGGAGACTCTTTGCTCAGTCTTAATATTCTTTCAAACCAGTTTGCAAGCCAGATAGTTTCCATCGTGAAACTTTGAGGAGTAATATTATATTCCGGCATGTCGAGAAATCCTTCATCCAGTGTAGCATATCCAAGTTCTTCAAGTTTGCTACATAGTGTAGTTTTTCCACTACCGTGTGGCCCTTCAATGCAAATAATTTCCATTTGCGATGTTTGCGTAGTTATTGTGGTAAGTTGTATGAACACGTACGTATATATTAGTGTATTAGTAAAATTCAATTATCCGTCCTACGATATATTGTCAGTTAGTTGGCAGTTAGTTGGCAGTTAGTTTGCAGTTAGTTGGCAGTTAGTTTGTAGGTCAGAGTTAACATGTGGCAATACATTTTGCTGTTGGTTATTGTATTATGCGTGCTGTATTACGCCTCAAGGGAAACTTTCTCTCCTGAGAAGATCTCCAGTGTGAAGGCCGAGCTTCAAAGGCAGGAGAACTTATTGTGGCAGTGCGAACCTAAATGTCACGCGCATTCAGTTAGAAAGAGCGTATTCAGCGCGGAGATTGCAGATGCTCAGCGTAAACTAAAACATGCCGAGGAAGAGATCGAAATGGCACGTGCTCTGACGAGGTGTGATTGTGACGGATGTGCAGATGGCGCGGAGTGTAATTGCCCCGTAACGTGCCCGTGTACCATGAAACACGTTGCAAATAAGGTTTCCGATACCATTGACGCAGTTGCAGTTAAAGTTGAGGCCGGCGTTGGTATTCCAATGGGTGCAGCTCCGACAACCAATATAGTGACTATAGACCCTACTGTACCCGCGGTCATAGACCCTACTATAGACCCTACTGTACCCGCTATACCCGCGGCCATAGAAGATCCAATTGCTGCCGCTGTCGCTGAATCGTTCAGAGGTTACGGTAGTGGGTACGGTAGAGGTTACGGTAAAGGGTACGGTGGCGGTTATGGAAAATACGGTGGAGGTCAAAGCGCTAACTGCGTTGGATCCATATGCACTACACGGGGAGTATCTAACCTAGCGTCGTACGACGTACAGCGGCTGATTCGCCGTATGGATAGCCAGAAGGCTCTTATTGACCAATTACAATACGAACTTGTCGCACGTAACGGTAGAATTGCACATCTGCAGCGCGATATAAATTACGCTGTCGGAATGTATTAATGTGGTTTTTGTTAACTCTACTTCATTAACTCTACTTTATCTCTACTTCATTAACATAATTTCATCTCCGTCGATTACCGCATACACTATACAATCTTCAATATCATACATTCGCGACTCGTATGCGTCTTCTACGGTTGGATCTATGTCTATATTACACACGGCAGGATCGCCAAAATGTATAAACCCAAATCTTTTTTCTACCATAACTTTGATTGGTGTGGTCGTTGGGGGTGAATTCTTCAGTATAGTAGTTGCTATATCGATAACGTGTTCATTGCGTTTATCGCGTTCATTGCGCACATCGCTATCATCGCTATCATCGCTATCATCGCTATCATAAATATCTACAACAGTACCATTTTGAAATACTACGCTTTTTTTCTTTTCGACAAATGTATAGTAAAACATCAATAGCGTTTCATTCATACTGCCCTTACTTCATACTACCCTTACTAATCGTGATAGACTGTTTAAATGGACGGTGGTAAGGTCGCAAGTGGTAAGGTCGCAAGTGGTAAGGTCGCAAGTGGTAAGGACACCCGTCGACCTGACAATACACTAAAATTTTCCGATGATTCATTTCGGCCAAACTTAACGCCGCGTGAAATATTTCAGCTTGGATCATTTGGCGGAGTATACTGGCGTAAGATTCATAGCAAAGTTACAAAGAAAACGTATGAGCATATACACCTAGCATATGCTAGTTTTAAAGGCATTGATAAAGAGTTATTGGATGGGAGCGTGAAGAGTGTGACGAGTGAGAAGAAGAGTGTGAAGAGTGAGAAAGGCTGCGACGTAGAAAAAAATAAATATAAAGTTCACAGTGGAACGTCTCTCGAATATTGGGAAAGCAAGGGTTGGATATCGCCTATTGATCCGTACGGCTGGGTACAATGGTATACAGAATACTACGAAGGTCGACGCAGCAATGACGATGAGCGACAAATTAAACGTTGGCGCGCATTCGCAGGACCAAAAGGTAGATTCTTACGTAGATTGGCAAATATGTGTACGGTTGATACAATAAACGACTTTACCATTAGCCCTGTGATCAGACAGGGTTTGCAACATTGGGGGAAAAAAATAACCGTAGATGATCTGTAGTCGATGCGCTACCGCAGAGTCGATGCGGTACTACCGCAGAGTCGATGCGCTACCACCGCAGAGTCGATGCGGTACTACCGCAGAGTCGATGATTACAACTTAAACAGTATTCGGTATAAATTATATAGCGCAGGAGGAATAATGTATCCGATTGACAACGAACCGAGATATATTACATTCATACCCGCTATGAAACGCAGTATCAGTTGCCGTGAAAAATTCGGCCCCACACAACATATAACTATTTATTTTGATGACGTAAGCGATATTGACTATTACATGAGTTTGTTTGTTAATGTTGCCTCATATAAGTTTCCAAAACATATAGATAAGTATGCTATCGAATATATTACTAATCGTGTTCGCGGTACACAATGCAAAGCGTACACTACACCCGACACTACACTACACACTACACAACACACTACTGCTTACACTACACCTGACACTACTGCGTACACTACACCCGACACTACACTACACACTACACAACACCCTACTGCTTACACTACATTCGACAATACACAATTGCGCAATTACGTACTTGCGAAGTACAACAGTGCTCCCAATGCACCCGCTAAGAAACCTACAGTGAAGGGTAAAAATGCAATGGTGAACTTTATAAAAAACATCATGTGTGGGGATATCAGTGACAGTGAAGCTGGCAGTATTGTCGACTGGATGTTGACTGGTGTAGTATAACACAACACAGTATCCGCAGTGTAGTATAACACAACACAGTATAACACAACACAGTATCCACAGTATAACAATCACGTCATCCATTGTATCTTCTCAACAACTATATTTAATGTAACTAATATACACTGATTATACGTCGCGCCCGCATCTATTAGTGCCGGTATATGAGTAAACAGATCTTCTTCTCCACATTCCAATGGCATGCTACGATATCTTTCAGACCCAGTTGTTGGGTGTAGCTGTGCACTCACTTGCATTATATCGAATATCTTTGATATTATACGCTCGGAACACTCTACAATTTCAGTACGTTCAGTACGTTCCACTTTTTTCGATGATCTTGGCGTTATTGATCTTGGCGTTATTGATCTTGGCGCTATTGACCTTGGCGATCTTGACCTTGGCGTTAGTATTCGCGATTGCATTTCCTTTATAACTGCTACAATTGCCATATACTGTACTGAAAAGTCAAGGTGGAACCATTCATTGATTTCCAGTAGTCGTGGTCGTAAAATAAAGTCGCGCAGTGTACGGATTGGTTTACAATTTACATCCGCGAGTGAACGCATTGTATAATCTATTGCTCGCGTGGATGCGCCTGCTGTACCTGCAGCATCTACACCGACTGCACCTGCAGCATCTACTGCACCTACTGCACCTACTGCACCTACTGCACCTACACCGACTGTACCTGCACCTGCGCCTACTGTACCTACATCACCTACGCTCATCTCAAGTGCCTGTTTTACCATAGGCGACATATCCTCACATTCATCGAATATGGTGCGAAACATGCGATTTTTTGAGTTCAAACTAATAATAAATAGGCTCTTTGAATTCGGGAGCAGTTTTACCATTCGCGATACTAAGAAATCCGCGAGTTCCGCGTACGACAATCGTGACAGTGTAGTGTTCTTACCTAATGTGAATTCAATCAATATTTCTTTCGATGATGCCCTTACGGGCGAACCTTTATTTCGGTGCGATCTATAGTTCGGATTCGATATTGTGCGTCTAATCTTAATATCTGCCATCTGTAGTGTATGCAACCGTGTATGCAACCGTATAAACACAGTAGAGACTGTCACCCGTATGGCTATATTAACATAACGTATATTCTAGACTATATATTTATTATTTAAAGCAATGCTCCGTATACATTATAATTGAATATATAAAGTCCAGATTATACAGTCAGTCGCTTACGTATAATTTGCATATACTCATCTACACATCCACATATATACAATGAGCAAGTTTACAAAATGCGTATTTATTCCGAACGTATCTTCGTTTATTAATATCCGCGTTGACATGCGCGGTAATGAACTTATGTATACGATGGAGGTCAATTATAAGACCCCTGAGGACTTGGCCAAACTTGCAAGATTTAAAGAGCATACTTTCGACAAACTAGAAGCCGTTTCAGTTTCAAAGGACCCGTATCTTCGTGATTTTATTGAAGAGTTTGTATCTATTGTTAGCGGTGGCAGCGCAGATAAGCGACCAGATACACGTCCAGAGCGTCCAGATACCAGACAATCACGTCCAGAGCGGTCTGAGCGACCAGATACACGGCAATCACGTCCAGAGCGTTCATCCGGTGCATCCGGTGCAATCGGTCCGCGTTCGGATACGCGACCCGTACGGTCGGTAGGCCCAACGTCAAATTCAAAGTATGCTGGTGGTGTAAAGAATGTATCAAAGTACGACAGTTCACTGCGAAAAAACGGCGACGCTAAATCCATCGCCCAAGATGACAAGAAAGAAAAGAAGCGCCTAAAAAAGGAGGCTAAGAGATTAAAGGCATTGCCGCCAAAGATGCCGGCGCTTCCGCAGGAAGAGTTGGACGATATTAGATCGCGATTTGCAATCTCCCCAAACAAGCCCGTTCCAGATGTTGTTGATCCAAAGAATCGCCGTAGAATGATAAACTTTGTAGGGAATCTAACACACGGAAAGCTGTCGCCAGATGAGGTAAAAGGTATTGCTTACTGGTTGTGTGTTGACGCACCTGTTGCAGCTATTGAAGTTGAAGCTGTTGAAGCTGCAGATATTGAAGTTGAAGCTGCCGCTACTGCGGATGTTGACGCTGTACCCGCGAGTGTTTATATACCCGTTGAAGCTGAACCCGCGGGTGTGGTTGAATGTGCAGCTACCGTAGATATCGAGATTAGCGCAATTGCCGATCTATCGGGATCGCACTGTTAACCCTACATATATAAATTGTAAAAATATGTAAAAATGGCATTTATAATTACCGGCATTGCATCTAGGCAATTTTATTTTTTGATTTATGTATAGCACGTATAGTTTATTAATTAAATTCCTAATTTATTTTCCTCCCTATATTGTATAGAACTATAAATCTAATCAAACATGTCAGCCGGAGCAGTGTTCAAGCTGATCGCCAATGACGGAAAGGCCGACCGTATGATTATGGCCACTGAGCTGCTCAATCAGCGCATCAAGGATCAACCATGAGGTCCAAGTATAGATCAAAAGTCTATGCTAGTGTTTATGCTATACCCTGTGAAGTCGAGAGACCAAGCAGTAATTCGCCCTGTTGCGAATTCATAAATGCGACGCTTTCAAATTGCGGGAACCCCCTAAAGCTTTTAATACCACTCTACGATGGAAACATACGTAGCAGAACCCCAGGGAAACTTGGTAAAAACAATATTTATATTGTGGGCACTGTTTGGACGTTTACACTGGTAAACATACTCTGTAAATTTACTCGGTAAACTTCCAAACAAAAGGTAAAAACTTAAAAGATAACAATGGGCAATCCGCAGCCAAGTAGTTAACATTTGCAGCTTTCGCTGTATTATGAAACTATGCAGTTCAACGACTAAATGTAAGCGGGCTGATGATGTAGTAACAATTACCACACATCAACAGCTCAAGATATAGTCTGTCCCTCATGAAAGTGAGCTCTATAAGGAACCTTCGGGTGGAGTATAGAGAGTTTAATGGAAACATTAAATGGGAATAACCGATCATGTGCATGCGTGCTAAGCAAGGATTTGCTGACCCCACGCCCACACTCGTAAAATCTGCGAGTAAAAGTGTATGAAAAACATACGCTAGTTATCTCTTATTGTGTGATGTGTTTGTGGACACTTCATAAGAAACAATAAGTGATGGCGACATTCTCAAATTGCGGGAAACTCTTAAATGATTCACTACCGTCGACGATTAGAAATAATCCGTTGACACCTCTGCGAAAGTAGATAAAAACAATATTTATAGCTGCTATCTGTAGATATTATGGGTATGGTAATAATGTGAATTTTGAAGCTTAAACGAGCTGAAATAGATAATCCGCAGCCAAGTAAGTAACCGTGGTTACTTATGCCGTTCAACGACTAGACGGGAATGGGCTCTACAGTGTATTATACACAACAGAGCTTAAAATATAGTCTACTCCCTTACGAGAGTAAGTCTTTTGCACATGGAGCTACAACTTCGAAACAAAAGAGGCAGTGCAGTTTATTAAAACTACTGCTGGTAATCAAGGTGATATCGAACGCACACATATCCTATTCACGTATGGGATAAAAAGTGTATGCGAAAACATACGCTAGTATTTTAAATTGTGACTATACCCTGAAGCTTCCTCTTCAGCACAATCTAAAATGCGACACTGTCAAATTGCGGGAAAACGCTAAAGACTTTGATACCACTCTACGATGGCGACATACGTAGCAGAACCCCAGGGAAACTTGGAGGGCACGGTAAAAATTCAAAGTATATATGCGCAATCCGCAGCTAACTTCTTAGTTTCGCAACTAAGAACAATGTTCAGAGACTAAATGTCAGTGGGTTTATTGTATGCAAAGAACGCTCAGCGCGCTCACACAATAAACTTAAGTTATAGTCCGTCCCAAACCGAAAGGTTTGCTGCAAGTAAAGGAAGCAATTCCCCGAATTTGCAGGTTTGTGTTTGCTAACCCAACGCAAACGGAAGTTCACGGTACGTGAACGCTCATTTCAAGCCGTTTAACATCCGATAGCACGGACGGCAAAAGTACACATCAAAACTGTGTGCTAGTGTCTTATATTCCGCTTTTAACAGCCTGAGTTCTATACCCAGTACCTGGCTGACTTGAATATAAGACGCGACATGACCAAATTGCGGGAACCTCTTGATCTCTTGATAATTCGATTTATCAAGAAACAGGTTACTGGTACCAGTTTGCATTGCAAACAACCCTCAGGGAAACTTGGAGGATATGGTAAAAATCCAGTAAATAGAGACAATCCGCAGCGAAGTTCTTAGATTGTGTAACTGCAATCTTCGAAATCGTTCAACGACTAAACGGTTATGGGTAATTACATTACATGGGTAATAACATTACATGTGTAATAACAATACTTAAGATATAGTCTAATCTCACATGAGAATGTGAGCGCGTTTGAATGGTCGTATACCATCAAATACCATTCAAACTACTCATTATCGCGCTGCTATCGGATATGAGTACAACAAAGTTCGCGCCCCGGGCACGACCTTTTCCTTCGGAAGCCAGTCTTCAGTCCAGTTTTCGATCCAGCAGTTCGGAGATTTCTTCTCTGATATGGTGGTGCACGTCGCCATCGCCGAGGCCAAGACCACCATTGGTCTTGTCCCCGCCCTGCCCGCTGCCATCGGAGCCGACGATGTCGAACTGACGTTGATCGGCGGCCCCGGCACCGCTCCCATCGCGAGCGTCTCTGGAGCTGAAAACTTCCCTGCCGCCGGCACGTACACTCGCTACACGCACTCGTACGTTGACTCTGCCGGTTCCGTCCTCGCGGTCGGAGCTGCCGCGAGCAACTTTGTGCGGTACGCCGAGTACCCCGGTCAACGCTTGTTCCGTAAGGTCAAGTTTGACGTCAACGGAAATCCCTTAACTGATATTTACATTAAATGAAGTTACATTTATAATTCGTCCAGGGGATAATAGTATACAGTGAGTTCGTTACTCACATTAAAAGTGTATGCTAGTGGTGAGAAGAGTACGGTGTGATTTTACACATACTCTTCTCATTGCGAGACATTCAAATTGCGGGAAATTCCTGTCAAATTCATGATACCACTCTCTAGCAGCAATGCTAGTTGTAGAACCCCAGGGAAACTTGGAGGGCATGTTTGGTTTACAACCAAACGCGGTAAAAATTCATGAAATAGGGCGAATCCGCAGCGGAATCTCTTAGCTATATGCTAAGTTTTACGTTCAGAGACTAAACGTTTGTCGGTCCGAGAGTAATCTCGAACTTAAGATATAGTCCGTCTCCCACGAAAGTGGGAATTACCGGTATCGTACCGGTATCATACAGCGTGTATATTCGTGGACGAATACACCGCCGAGGCCGTTATGTTCCACGAGAAGTTCCACGTTGCGCCCAATAAGCGCGACGGATGGAAGCGTCTCGTCGGACAAGAGGTTGCCGTTGAGGGTTACTCCGGCCTCTCCGCTATTGCCGGAGCCTCTCAGTGGCCCGCCGCTTTGGCCAATCTCCAGGACGCCAACGGAGCCGCCGCCGCCGGAGCCCCTACTACCGCCGCCAGCACCGCCCGCAAGCTTGTGCAGGTGGTCAACGGACCCCAGACCCCGAAGCTGACCCAACCCGCTTTGGATATGTGGATTCCTTTAATACAGCAGAGGAATAAAGTATGTAGAGTTTGAACTCACAAAATACATGCTAGTAAATTGATATTGTCGCCTACACGTGAGTGTAGGACTATACCCGATATTATCAATTTGCGAGATTTTCGAATTGCGGGAACATCCTGTCAAATTTATACTACCACTCGCTAGCAGCAATGCTAGACGCAGAACCCCAGGGAAACTTGGTAAAAACAATATTTATAGATTAATATACATATTGTGGGCACGGTAAAAACGTATAAAATAGGGACAATCCGCAACTAAGATTCTTTACAGTCACTACCCGTTATTAAACCAAAAGTTGACAATAAAGAATAAAGCTCAGAGACTAAGTGGAAATCGGTATTATGGCAACATAGTACTTAAGATATAGTCCGTCCCACGTGAAAACGTGTCATATGATGAAGCTGCGCATTATAGCGCGCCCGAGCATATGAGAATTGTCGTTACTTCAACAAGAACGCGATTTGGTCCAAAACGTGCTGTTTTGGTTCAACAAGGATAGTCGCCAGGCTATCGCCTCCGTATCGATCCCGTACGGACAGCGCTCAACTGTGATAGGGCGTTAAAAGGCAGACGGAAACGTCTCGCCTAGTGTTGATATTTGGTTGTAAGTGCAGTGCACCGCAGTGTACGCCCACCAAATTAAATGCGAAATTACCCAATTGCGGGAAGTTCCTAAAGTTCAAACCACCACTCTTACATGGCGACATGTATAGATACCCGAGTTAATCACCCTGGGCACTGTTTATATGTTTACAACGCAAGTTGTAAACGAGCAAACAAAGGTAACAGCGTTTGAAATTATGTTAGCGCATATTTAGTATATGCTAACTGAATGGATAATCCGCAGCGAAGCTCTTGTCATATTATATGATAAGAATAACGTTCAGAGGCCGAATGGTAATTGGTTTGCAAGTGTGATATTTACTCTACGTAAAAACACACGCAAGCTTAAGTTATGGCCCTTCCCTTCCGAAAGGTTGATTCTATGTGTAGAGGCGACAAGCCCCGAGATAGAATGTAAGTTTTACAGCTTACGGATTATAAGTTATCACGATTGAAACCGAGCGTCAGGACCGTATCCTGTTTACCGCTCCCGGTAACCTCTGGCTGAAGCTTGAGGTGCAGCAGCAGACGTCCGCTGGCGGAGCTGCCGGTACTGTCGCCGCAGTTGCCGTTGAGCGTGTCGACTCGTGGGTTACCTACACCCCCGTCCTCGCTTCCGGCTCTGCCGTCACCGGTGTGGTTTCCAACCAGGCCCTCTCTGAGGTGCCGATCACCAACATGGAGTTGTACACCAACAACATCTTCGTGAATCCCGAGATTAATTGCTAGTCTTTAAAAGTACACATAAAAGTGTGTGCTAGTGTATTACTTTATGTGCATAAAGTAAACGCGACATCCTCAAATTGCGGGGACAACTTGACCGTCAGTGCGCAAGCACCGACAATAGGTTACTACTACCACTCTACAGCAGCGATGCTATAGCAGAACCCCAGGGAAACTTGGGCGGTATGTTTGGTTTACAGCCAAACGCGGTAAAAACGTAGTAAATAGAGTCAATCCGCAGCTAACTACTCTTGTGACACTTCTTGTGAAACTCGAGTACAATGTTCAACGACTAAATGTGGATGGGTTGTATGGAGTTTGGCTTACAAACAACATCAATCTAAAATATAGTCTAGACCCTTACGAGAGTAAGATTGCAATTAGTATTGCAATGGCCAAATTTAGCAATGTAGCGTGCTTACATTGCCAATAATATCCATAGGCGTAAATGCCATGGAGAGGTCGGTATCATCGTCACGACATCTATATCAAGAGAATTGGATTCTCTCTGATCCGCGTTCATCGCTTTCAGTCCTCGACCATGAACACGTCGACTGATAACAAGCTGTTGTCGCAGCTTAAGTGGCCCATTGAAGCCATGTACGTCGGTCTGCGCCCCGTGCAGAACATCTCGCCGACCAACCCCAACCAGTACCGTGACTGGCATCGCCTGACGCTGCTCACCGACCAGCAGCTGGATTGCCCTTCTTCGTCGCAGGGTGAGGTTATGACCGATCAGACCGTCGCCTTTAACGATGCCAACTTGAACCATAAGTACATTACGTCTATGGTTGGAGGATGCCCGGTTACGTTCCCGCGCGTTACTGAGACCATCGACACTCTGCAGATCCAGGCCCACGGTATCACGATCTACCAGACGTCCAAGGCCGCGTTCTACCGCGACTACGTGCCGTACACGTTCGGAGGCGCTTCTCTGAACACGCCCAACGACGCTGGAGCCATGTACATCAACTTTTGCCTGCATCCCGGTTTGTACAATCCGTCCGGACACATCAACGTGTCGCGCGCTCGTGAATTCTACCTGGAGTACACGAGTTCATATGTCTCGTCGAGCCGACCTGCGGATCTCCTCGTATTGGCCCGTGCGATCAATTTCCTGCTAATCAGCGATGGCAGCGCCGTGCTACGTTATTCGACGTAATTAGAGCCAATCTGAGGCATATACAAATAATGGCATAATAAGACCCTACAAGACTAATAGCACCATATAGTCTAAAATATTTTTTGTATGGTAAAACTGAATTTGAGATTTATATATTGACTACACACCACAAAACGATATGGAAAAACGAAGTAAGAATCCCAGCGGACAGGGTAAAAAAGAGTGTAATGTAGAAGGATGTAAAAGAAAACCAGTAGGTATGGACACTTGTTATATTTGCGTATTGCTCGCGCACGGTATTGTTGTTGATAATAGACGAATAACGGCTGCGGAATATATTCGCAGAGTCAAAATCATACACGGTCCCGATAAGTACGGATATGACCGGATGGTTTATACAAACAGTAAAAAACAAATCAATATTTATTGCTACAAGTGCAAATATTATTTCCCCCAAGTCGCTAATGCACATATGATGGGAAATGGTCATTCAAAATGCGGTAAAGGTGCCATATTATCCCAAGAAGAATGGATTGTAAAAGCAACAGAAAGACATAACGGCAAATACGACTATTCAAAAGTTGTGTACATTGACTCTTACACGGATGTAATTATTATATGTCCCATACACGGTGAGTTTGAACAAACAGCAAATTCACATATGATGATAAAAGAATGTAATGACTGCGGTCGCATTCGTACAACTGAGTCGGCAAGAAAAGACACTGATCACTTTCTCAAACGAGCAAGAGAAGCGCATCCAAATCCAGCCAGATACGACTATTCGTTAGTTGAATATATAGGATGCGACACACCAGTAAAAATCAATTGCAATAAGTGTAAAAAGATATTCAATCAGACTCCGGATGCTCATTATGCGGGAAAGGGTTGCTCAAAATGTGTAAAATCGCAACTTGAAAATAAGATTGAAGATCACTTTCTCAGTGAAGATTATATTGACGGGGACTCCCTTCCGTTTGCAACTGCTCTCAATTCAAATCAGTATACGGATAATAGAGTATTCATTCAAGAACAGTCATTCGACTCATGTAGAGGAGAGCGACCACTTCCGTTTGATTTCTATATCCCACATCTCAGATTGCTTATTGAAGCAGACGGAGAGCAGCATTTTACAGCAAATGCAAACTGGGAAACTGATACAACTGGACTATACAAACGTATTCGCCATGACAATATCAAAGATCAATGGTGTATAGACAACGGATACTGGCTACTTCGCATCGCATATGCGGACAAACCAAACGTAATGGAAATTTATACATCCGCGGTTTGGTATATCGAAGAAGATGCCGATAACATAAAGCCACACGTAATTGCAACAAAATTCTATCAGGGATTAAATTTACAACACGGTGACGAAGTAAGAAACATCAACGGATATGAATTTCTTGAATGGTGACAACTTATACGTTACAACCTGCAACATCACAAACTGCAACATCACAAAACGCTAGATTAACATAGCGCGGAATGACACTAAAACTAACTTTAACTTTTTTGGTTCCGCGGTTCTAAGGTATAGCACCACTTTTAACAACCACGCTCGCCACAGTTTATAAATAGTGTACATGTAGGTCGACCTGTAATATATGAAATTTACAACATTCACTTTTTAACAACACGCCTACACATGAAACCATAAAAAATTGAATTATAGATCTCTAAATTGTAAGACTGCAGACGATGGAAGCGCGTAATGATGACCTTAGCCACATCCGTACTCTCCTGGAATTGTACAAACTTGGCTTGTTTGCCATCCCCGCGGATGTTCTGCAGTTAATATTGTTGCATCTGTTTGATATCGATCCATTGTACCTTCTGCACCTAAGCGAGGTATGTAAGGCATTTCACCGGGCCATGCAAAAGCCGACAATCGCAGCTAAGCTGAAAGCATTACACAAACAGCTGAAACAGGACCTGGCAATGGTGAAACAACGCGGGAGTGATTTACAATATGTAAAGTATCAAACGCCAGAAATCTGTCTTGCCGCAGTAACGCAATGCACAGTTGCTTTAAAGTATGTAAAGTATCAAACCAAAGAACTCTGCCTTACAGCAGTAAAGGGGTGCGGTAACGCGTTACAGTATGTAGAGATCCAAACCGAAGAGCTTTGCATGGTCGCAGTAACCGAGTGGGGACCTGCTTTAAAGTTCGTACAGAATCAAACACCAGAGATCTGCCTTGCAGCAGTAAAGTGCTGCGGTACCGCGTTACATTATGTAAAGGTCCAAACCGAAGAGCTCTGCATTGCTGCGGTGATGCAAAACGGACGTGCTTTAGAGGACGTAAAGAATCAAACCGAAGAAATCTGTCTTGCAGCAGTAAAGCAAGACGGGTGTGCTTTAAAGTTCGTACAGAATCAAACCGAAGAAATCTGCAACGCGGCAACTCAAAACGGATTTGCAGCACAATATGTGAAAATTGACCTTTGATGCAATCACCACAATCTCTTTTTTAACATGTAACGATTTACTCAACGTACACATGAAACCATAAAAAATTGAATTATAGATCTCTAAATTGTAAGACTGCAGACGATGGAAACATTTAATGGCCAAGACCTTAGCCACATCCATACTCTCCTGGAATTGTACAAACTTGGCTTGTTTGCCATCCCCGCGGATGTTCTGCAGTTGATATTATTGCATCTGTTTGATATCGATCCAATCAGCATCCTGTACCTGAGTGAGGTATGCAAGGCTTTTCACCGTGCTATGCATAAGCCGACAATTGCCGCTAAGCTGAAAGAATTACACAAACAGCTGAAAAAGGATCTGGCGGTAGTATCATACAGCGCATGGACTTTTAGGTCCGTAAAGTATCAAACCGAAGAAATCTGCATGGCGGCAGTAACACGAGACGGACGGCTTTTAAAATTCGTAAAGAGTCAAACCGAAGAACTTTGCATGGCCGCGGTAAACGAAACCGCAAATGCAATAGAGTTCGTAACGAATCAAACCGAAGAATTGTGCATTGTAGCAGTAACGAAATACGGAGAAGCTTTAGAGCATGTAAAGATCCAAACCAAAGAATTGTGCATTGTAGCGGTAACACAAACCGGATGGAACTTCCAGTATGTAAAAGACCAAACCCCGGAAATCTGTCTTTTAGCAGTGACACACCATGGATCCGCGTTAAAACGCGTAGAGAATCAAACCGAAGAATTGTGCATTGTAGCAGTAACGAAATACGGAGGTGCTTTAGAGTATGTGAAGGATCAAACTGAAAAAATCTGCATTGCGGCAGTGACACAGTGTGGATACGCTTTACAGTTTGTAAAGATCCAAACTCTGAAGATCTGCTTAGCTGCAATTGCACAAAACAGATTGGCTGCACAATATGTGAAAATTGACCTTTGATGCAATACAATCACCACAATCTCTTTTTTAACATGTAACGATTTACTCAACGTACACACCATATACATACTAAAAATTGAATTATAGATCTCTAAATTGTAAAACCACAGACGATGGAAGCACTTAACGGAGCCATTGATTACATTCGTACTCTCTTGGGAATGTACAAACTTGGCATCGTTGACATTCCCAAGGATGTTCTGGAGTTGATACTGTTGCGCCTGTTTGATATCGATCCACTCAGCGTATTGTATATAAGTGAGGTATGTACGGCTTTTCACCGTGCTATGCATAAGCCGACAATCGCAGCTAAGCTGAAGAGATTACGCAAACAGCTGAAAAAGGACCTGGCAATGGTGAAGCAAAACGGGTTATATTTACAGTATGTAAAGTATCAAACTCCACAGATCTGCATGGCCGCAGTAACACAAAACGGATACGCTTTATATTATGTAAAGATTCAAACCGAGGAATTGTGCCTTGTAGCAGTAGCGCAATGCGGATGGACTTTACAGTTCGTACAGAATCAAACTGAAAAAATCTGCATTATGGCAGTAATGCAGTGGGGAATTGCTTTAAAGTTTGTAAAGATCCAAACCGAAGAAATCTGCATGGTGGCAGTAACGAAATGCGGCAATGCGTTAAAACATGTGAAGAATCAAACCGAAAAAATCTGCATGGCGGCAGTAACACGAGAAGGACGGGCTTTAGAACATGTAAAGTGTCAAACAGAAGAAATCTGCCTCGCTGCAATTGCACAAAACGGATTGGCTGCACAATATGTGAAGATCGCCCTTTGATGCAATACAAAATCTCTTTTTTTAACATGTAACGATTTACTCAACGTACTCACCCCTACAATCCAAACCATAAAAAATTGAATTATAGATCTCTAAATTGTAAGACTGCAGACGATGGAAGCGCGTAATGATGACCTTAACCATATCCGTACTCTCCTGGAATTGTGTGAACTTGGCTTAACTGCCATTCCCACCGATGTTCTGCAGTTGATATTGTTACATCTGTTTGATATCGATCCATTGTACCTTCTGCATCTAAGCGAGGTATGTAAGGCTTTTCACCGCGCGATGCAAAAGCCGACAATCGCAGCTAAGCTGAAAGCATTACGGTATCAGCTGAAAAAGGACCTTGCAATGGTGAAACAGCGCGGGAGTGATTTACAGTATGTAAAGTATCAAACTCCGCAGATTTGCCTCGCAGCAGTGACACGAGACGGACGGGCTTTAGAGTTCGTACAGAATCAAACCGAAGAAATCTGCATATTAGCAGTGAAAGAATATAGCTGGACCTTAGAGCATGTAAAGATCCAAACCGAAGAAATATGCATAGCCGCGGTAACAAGATACGGATGGGCTTTACAGTGTGTAAAGTGTCAAACTCCGAAGATCTGCTTAGCTGCAATTGCAGAAAACTTTGCCGTTTTAGAGTGTATACAGAATCAAACCGAAAAAAACTGTCTTGCCGCTGTAACAAAATGTGGATACGCTTTAAAGTTCGTAAACGACCAAACCCCGGAGGTCTGTCTTGTAGCTGTAACAAACTACGGCCTTGCGTTAGAGTTTGTAAAGTGTCAGACCAAAGAAATCTGCCTTGTAGCAATTGCACACAGCCCCGATGCTGCACGATATGTGAAAATTGACCTTTGATGCAATACGCAAACTCTTTTTTTAACATGTAACGATTTACTCAACGTATACACCCTATACATACAATAAAAAATTGAAATGGTGGTCTTTAAACTATAGTTAGGAGGAAAATGATGAAATGTGGCCATATCCATACTCTATTGGGAACAACGGCGGTATTAGATAAATTTCCCACCGACATTCTAGAGTTGATAATGGTACAGATGTTTCATATCGATCCAATCAGCATCCTGTACATGAGTGAGGTATGCAAGGCTTTTCACCGTGCTATGCATAAGCCGACAATTGCCGCTAAGCTGAAAGCATTACACAAACAGCTGAAACAGGACATATCGATGGTGAAACAACGCGGAATGAATTTAAAGTTAGTAAAGTATCAAACTCCGCAGATTTGCATTGTAGCGGTAACAGAAAACGGATGGGCCTTAGAGGACGTAAAACATCAAACCTCGGAGATCTGTATTGCAGCAGTAAATCGAAATGGAGATATATTACGGTATGTACAAAATCAAACCGAAGAAGTTTGCATACTAGCAGTAACACAATACAGCCATGCTTTACAACATGTAAAAGATCAAACCCCGAAGGTCTGCCTTGCCGCAGTAAATAAAAACGGATACACTTTAGCGTATGTAAAGTGTCAAACTCCAGAAATCTGCCTTGCAGCAGTAACTCAAAACGGAAAAGCTTTAAGGTATGTAGAGAATAAAACAGAAAAAATCTGCATTGCAGCAGTATCAGAAGACTGTCGTGCTTTAGAGAACGTAAAGGACCAAACGCCAGAGCTTTGCCTTGCAGCAGTAAAGCAAGACGGGCGTGCTTTACAGTTCGTAGATGATCCAACCAAAGAAATCTACCTTGCCGCAATTGCACAAAACCCTAACGCTAAACATTATATGTGTGGCCTTTAATGTAGCAATCTCTCTTTTTTTTAACATGTTAACTACCTACTCAACATACACATACAATAAAATTGAATTCGAGTTCTCTAAATTGTAAGACTGCAGAATATGGAGGCACTTAATGGTGCCATTGATTACATCCGTACTCTCTTGGGAATGTACAAAATTGGCTTGGTTGACATTCCAGCGGATGTTCTAGAGTTGATATTGTTGCACTTGTTTGATATCGACCCATTGTACGTTCTACATCTAAGCGAGGTCTGTAAGTCATTTCACCGTGCTATGCAAAAGCCATCAATTGCCGCTAAACTGAAGAGATTACGCAAACAGCTGAAAAAGGACCTGGCAATGGTGAAGCAAAACGGATTAGATTTACAATACGTAAAGTATCAAACTCCACAGATCTGCATGGCCGCAGTAACAGAATACGGGTATGCATTACAGTATGTAAATATCCAAACCGAGGAATTGTGCCTTGTAGCAGTATCGCGCAGTGGATGGAATTTACAGTTAGTACAGAATCAAACTGAAAAAATCTGCATGGTGGCAGTAACGCAGGCTGGAACTTCTTTAAAGTTCGTAAAGATCCAAACCGAGGAATTGTGCATGGCCGCGGTAACAAAATCCCGAGTTGCGTTAGAACACGTAATAAATCAAACCGAAAAAATCTGTATGAACGCAGTGGCACATGACGGACGGTCTTTAGAGTATGTAAAGTGTCAAACAGAAAAAAATTGCATTGTCGCAGTGACGCAGTGTGGATACGCTTTACAGTTTGTAAAGTGTCAAACTCTGAAGATCTGCTTAGCTGCAATTGCGCAAAGTCCCGATGCTGCACAATATGTAAACATTAACCTTTAATGCAATACAATCACCACAATCCTTTTTTTTAACATGTTATCATCCATACACAACCTTCACAACAATAAGAACTGAATTTGCGATATTTATTTTGTAAGATTGAAGACGATGGAAGCGCGTAATGTATACCGTACTCTCCCGGAATTGTACACTATGGATGCCATTCCCGCGGATGTTCTGCAGTTGATATTGTTGCATCTGTTTGATATCGATCCATTGTACCTTCCGCATCTAAGTGAGGTATGTACGGCTTTTCACCGCGCCATGCAGAAGCCGACAATCGCAGCTAAGCTAAAGTCATTACGGTATCAGCTGAAAAAGGACCTGGCAATGGTGAAGCGAAACGGATTAGAATTACAGTATGTAAAGTATCAAACCGAAGAGATTTGCCTTGCGGCGGTAACACAAAACGGATGGGCCATAGCGCATGTAAAGGACCAGACTCCAGAAATCTGCCTTGCAGCAGTAATGCAAGAGGGGTACGTGTTAGAGTTTGTAGAGATCCAAACTCGAGAAATCTGCATGGTGGCAGTAACACAAAACGGATGGGCCTTAGAGGACGTAAAGAATCAAACTGAGGAAATCTGCCGCAAGGCAGTAACACAAAACGGAATTAGTTTAAAGTTTGTAAAGTGTCAGACCAAAGAAATCTGCCTCGCCGCAATTGCACAAAACGGATTGGCTGCACAATATGTGAAAATTGACCTTTAATGCAATACAATCACCACAATCTCTTTTTTAAACATGTAATGACCTACTCCTCAACCTACACCTACATTAAAAATTGAATTATAGATCTCTAAATTGTAAAACCACAGACGATGGAAAATTATAAAAAGAGAAGTGCTATCCAAGCTTACACTCCATTAAACATGTACGTTGGATTAGTCTTCGTTCCCACGGATGTTTTGGAGTTAATACTGTTGCATCTGTTTGATATAGATCCAGTCAGCATCCTTCACATAAACAAAGTATGTACGGTGTTTCACCGCGCTATGCAGAAGCCGACAATTGCAGTCCATCTGAAATCATTACACTATACGTTGAAAGAGGACCTGGAAAAGGTGAGATATCGTGGAACGGATTTAGAGCATGTAGAGATCCAAACTCCGGAGATCTGCTTTGCAGCAGTGACGCAGTGTGGATACGCTTTACAATATGTAAAAGATCAAACCGAGGAGATCTGCTTTGCAGCAGTAACAGAATACGGATCAGCATTAAGATATGTAAAAGATCAAACCGAGGAAATTTGCCTTGTAGCAGTAACACAAAACGGATACGTGTTAGATTATGTAAAGTGTCAAACTCCGGAGATATGCCTTGCAGCAGTAACTTTAAACGGATTAGCTTTGAAGTATGTAAAGGACCAAACCGAAGAAATCTGCCTTGTAGCGGTAACGCAAAACGGATGGGCTCTAACTTATGTAAAGTGTCGAACTCCAGAAATCTACCTTGCAGCAGTAGTGGAAAATGAAAATATATTACGGTACTTAAATTACGAAACTTATGAAATCTACCTTGCGGCAAAAAAGCAAAACGACAAAGTTCTTAAAAACAGTAGTTGATGTTTTTTGTAGTCGCGGCTATGTAGTCGCTGTATTCACTGACTACATCAATACTCGCATCACCCATTTTACATTCTTCTGTTCAATGCATTCCATAGTAGTATCATATTGGTTTGTAGGAGGGTCAGTAGGAATAAGCTGATGGGTAAATGCAACAAGTGCTAACTCCGGCCATACAGTTGATTTAAATTTAGAGTTTATTCTCCCATTCACGTACCATCTTACATATTTTGCCTCGCATGTGAATGTATAGACGCTATCTTCAAAGCGAATATATCCAAGCAAGTCGGAAAGGTCGCGGGTATTCTGGGTATTCGTAGACCCTACAATACTGCACACCCATGGTCCTTCTACAGGTACATTACCTTCTTGGGCTGATAATATCTGTGTCACGCTGCAACTGAAATGTTCAAGTGTCGCAATTTGCCTATTGCGTTCGCGGGTTACCATCTCGCGGATATTCTCAGTAAACGCAATTTCAATCAATTCGGCTTGAAGTTTGCACTCGTATAGAAACACGTCCCGGGCATGATTCAGCTCGGTCATTCGTTCTTTGGCTTTAACTGCAGAATCAGTCAGTTGTTTCGCACTTTTGCATTTAACTGACGTGATTTCGTCGTGTAGAGTGGACTTTATTATATCGCCCCTAGATCTGTCGCCCCGATTTGCATAGGGAAACATTTACCGTAGGATCCCACAGTACACAGTATAGAATTATAATAAAGATAACGCAAATTCAATTTTACAGCGTGTATATATGCTGTCGCTTAGATAAATACACAACGTACAAATACACAACCTACAAATGCACCGGAAAATTGAATTATAGATATCTAAACTGTAAGATTGAACGATGAATGCAAGTTGCGATGACTACACACATACTCTCCTGGAAATGCACGAACTTGGCTTAATTAGCCTCCCTACGGATGTTTTGGAGTTGATATTATTACAAGTGTTTGATATCGATCCATTGTACCTTCTGCACCTAAGTGAGGTATGTAAGGCTTTTCACCGTGCCATGCAGAAGCCGACAATTGCTGCTAAGCTAAAGAGATTACGCTATACGTTGAAAAAGGACCTGGCAATGGTGAAACGTCGCGGAATAGATTTAGAGTTAGTAAAGTATCAAACTTTAGAAATTTGCATGGCTGCAGTGACACACTCCGGATGGGGGTTAGAGTATGTAAAAGACCAAACCCTGGAAATCTGTATGATCGCAGTAACGCAAAACGGATACGCGTTAGAGGACGTAAATAATCAAACTCCAGAGATCTGCCTCGCAGCAGTAACGCAAAACGGCTGTGCTTTACAGTTTGTAAAGATCCAAACACCAGAAATCTGCCTTGCTGCAGTAACGCAAAATGGATATGCTTTAAGATATGTAAAGAATCAAATCAAGGAAATCTGTCTTGCCGCAGTAACAGGAGAAGGTACTGCTGTAGAACATGTAAAGGATCAAACACTTGAAATTTGCCTTGCCGCAGTAAGGCAAAACGGATATGCTTTACAGTTTGTATACTGTCTAACGGAAGAACTTTGTATTGTAGCAGTAACGCAAAACGGAAAAGCTTTAATGTATGTAGAGAATCAAACCGAAGAAATCTGCCTTGCCGCAATTGCACAAAACGAATTGGCTGCACAATATGTAAACAATGACCTTTAATGCAATCACCACATTCTCTTTTTTTTAACATGCAACAACGTACGCCGAAAATTGAATTATAGATATCTAAACTGTAGAACCATGAATGTAAGTTGCGATGACCATATCCATACTCTCCTAGATTTGCATAGACTTGACGCGGTTGCTATTCCTACGGATGTTCTGGAGTTGATATTACTGCATCTGTTTGATATCGATCCACTCAGCATCATGTATTTGAGTGAAGTATGTACAGCGTTTCACCGCGCTATGCAAAAGCCGACAATTGTGGCCAAGTTGAAATCATTACGGTATCAGCTAAAAAATGACCTATTGATGGTGAAACAACGCGGAATGGATTTACAATATGTAAAGTATCAAACTGAAGAAATCTGCATGGCCGCAGTAACACGAAATGGATATGCTTTAAGATATGTGAAGAATCAAATCAAAGAAATCTGCATTGCTGCAGTAACAGAAGAAGGTCATGCTTTGAAATATGTAAAGGACCAAACCGAAGAAATCTGTCTTGCCGCAGTGAAACGGTGCGGATACGCTTTAGGATATGTACAGTGTAAAACCGAGAAAATCTGCACGGCTGCAGTAGCACAAGACAGACATGCTTTAAAGTTTGTAGAAGACCAAACCGAAGAAATCTGCATGGTCGCAGTAACACAAAACATATGGGCTTTACAGTTTGTAAAGATCCAAACCGAGGAATTATGTCTTGTAGCAGTAGCACAAAACGGGCGTGTTTTAGAACATGTAAAGGACCAAACCAAAGAAATCTGCATGGTCGCAGTAACAGAAGAAGGTCATGCTTTGAAATATGTAAAGGACCAAACCAAAGAAATCTGCATGGTCGCAATTGCACAAAACCCTAAGGCTGCACAATATGTAAACATTGACCTTTAATGCAATCACCACATTCTCTTTTTTAAACATACAAATACACTGAAAATTGAATTATAGATATCTAAACTATAAGACTCTAGACTATGGAAGTATACAGTGACTTAGTCTCCATTCCCATCGACGTTCTGGAATTGATACTGCTACAGGTGGTTGATATCGATCCATTGTACCTTCTGCACCTAAGCGAGGTATGTAAGGCTTTTCACCGAGCGATGCAAAAGCCAACAATTGTGGCCAAGTTGAAATCATTACGGTATCAGCTAAAAAATGACCTATTGACGGTGAAATCTTGCGGAATGGATTTACAATATGTAAAGTATCAAACTGAAGAAATCTGCATGGCCGCAGTAACAGAATACGGATGGGCTCTAACTTATGTAGATGAACAAACTCCAAAGATCTGCATTGCCGCAGTAGTACAAAATGGACGTATTTTAGAGCACGTACAGTATCAAACTCCAGAGATCTGCCTTGCCGCAGTAACGCATTGCGGATATGCTTTAAGATATGTGAAGAATCAAATCAAAGAAATCTGCATTGCCGCAGTAACAAAAGAAGGTCATGCTTTGAAATATGTAAAGGACCAAACCGAAGAAATCTGCATGGCTGCAGTAACACGAAACGGATACGCTTTACAATATGTACAGTGTAAAACCGAGAAAATCTGCACGGCTGCAGTGACACAATACAAACATGCCTTACAGTTTTTATAAATTGACAGTATATAAATTGATCACATCATCACACACGGTTGGCTTTCAGGTTGGGCGTTAATTGTATTTTTTTGCATTTAAAAACTGAATCTGGGATCTATATATTGTAACCAGACTGCAGACTATGCAACCGCAGACTATGCAACCGCTGACCCTAAAAGAAATGGTGACAGTCGCGTACAGTGGCCACTTGGCAGAAAAACAAGAAATGATTGTCGAATATTTCTTGAAGAATCCCGATATATTGCTGCCAGAGCATAGTCCAGGTATTAAAAACCTAAATATCTATCCAAAGATACCGATCCGCGTTTCGGAAAAACCGGGCAAAAACTACTGTCAAATGAGCTACTTACTTGCAATGCAGGGCGTAACGGTCCCGCAATGCGACGCATTTGTAAAAAACCTATTCTGTAAAAAATGCTATAAGAAAGATCTGAAAGGTAAATGGGGCATATTCAAATACGATGTTTCGCCGTATATTGAAGACGCGGCAACTGTAGACGCAGCAACTGTAGACGCAGCTGTAGACGCGCCAACTTCCTGCCAGGGTACACTCATGAGTTTTGGCAATAGAACATTACAATATTGCATTGAACAAGGATTCAGGTTTATAAAGAAGACTGACGGTCCTAATGACCAAGTAGTACCCGTTGTCTGTGGAATAAACTACGGTACTAACATCAGCTCGTACTTTGAAAAAGCTCTACGCCAAGGGTATACTCCTGATATTAATACGGTATATACACCATGTCAACGGTATGCAACTGCAGACGCAACTACGGATGCAACTAGCACTACCACGGACCCAACTACGGACAAAATTTACCGATGCCCAAGACACTCATGTAAGTGTGTAAGTCGACTAAATGATAGTTATTACGGTTTCATGATGCTATTATTGCATCTCAAATCACTTACACAAAACATTCAATTTGTAGAAAAATACCTCTTTACAAAACACTTTCTGCAGCAGTTATGGGGGTATATCAAGATGGAACAATTTGGAGAACACTGGATCTATCATGGAGATTATCCATCTGCAGTGTATCTATTGGTGACTCAACCGCAACTGGCCTGCCCGTGGGACTATACTCAGTGAATCTATACGCTCTTTTTTGTAAAACGCCGCCAAACGTTTTACAAAAAACGTTACATGTTCATGTTCCATCCTAGATTGACGTGTAGGTACTTTGCGTACTGTTCAGCGTTCCATGTGATTTCTGCATTGTTTTCCTGGATAATAGCCCATATTCCATCCCTAGTCAGCCCTTTAAGAGCAGTTACGGTAGTTTCCGCAGTTTCCGCAGTTTCCGCAGTTACAGCAGTTACAGCAGATGCCATATCACACGAGTATTGTCATTTAGAGAGCTCAAATTCAGTTTTGTAAAAAATGCACAGTCATGCGATATGACATCAGTTTGATACCTTTTGAATAAACTCACCCACTTCAGCCGCCAATGTTGGACAGATACTTTTCAGTTCTTCCATACTACCTTCGAAGCTACCTTCCTTTGTCTCAACCCTAATCTTATCAGGGGGAGAGATAATAACCACGTGGTCGCCAAATGTTGCCACCATTGCAACACCCAATTTGCCGTCTTCAGATGCTCCTTTCATAGCCTTTGCCGTGTTATTCAGATCAATTTTACTTAGAGATGCCATATTGTTCGAGTAGTGTCATTTAGAGATCTCAAATTCAGTTTTTTATGGGACCATATGTATATGCGTTTTGTAACCTATGACACTGCGCGCTTCCATCGTCTGCAGTCTTACAGTTTAGATATATATAATTCAATTTTAAGTTCATTATATGGTTTTCGAGTAGGCGTATGGCATATGTTAAAAAAGTAGATGTCCCACTAAATGTCAATTTCTACGCTATTTGTAGCATAAGGGGTTTTGCTTTACTGCGACCATTTCCATTTCTTCGGTCCGACACTTTACAAACTCTAACGCAAGACCGTAGTTTGTTACAGCTATAAGACAGATTTCTTCGGTTTGACACGTCACAAACGTTAAAGCATATCCGTTTTGTGTTACCGCTGCAAGGCAAATTTCTAAAGTTTGATTCTCTACATACTCTAAAGCCTGTCCGTTTTGTGTTACTGCCGCAAGACAGATTTTTTCGGTTTGATTCTTTACAAGCTTTAAAGCTCGTCCGTATTTCGTTACTGCTGCAAGGCAGATTTCTCGGGTTTGATCCTCAACATATTCTAAAGCGTATCCGTTTTGTGTTACTGCTGCAATGCAGATTTCTTCGGTTTGATTCTTTACAAACTTTATAGCATATCCGCAGTTCGTCACTGCAGCAATGCAGATTTCTCGAGTTTGATACTTTACGACCTGTAAATCTAATCCGTTTCGCTTCACCATTGCCAGGTCCTTTTTCAGCCGATACCGTAATCTATTCAGTTTAGCAGCAATTGTCGGCTTTTGCATCGCGCGGTGAAGCACCTTACACACCTCGCTTAGATGCAGAAGGTACAATGGATCGATATCAAACAGGTGTAATAATATCAACTCCAAAACATCCGTAGGGAGGCTAATTAAGCCAAGTTCGTGCATTTCCATGAGAGTACGGATGTAGCTAAGGTCTTGGCTACCATTAAGTGCTTCCATCTTCTGGAGTCTTACAATTTAGAGATCCAATATTCAGTTTTTTATTGTATGATTGTTATTGTATGTGTACGTTGTTACATGTTAAAAAAGAGATTGTGGTGATTGCATCAAAGATCAATTTTCACATATCGTGCAGCCAATCCGTTTTGTGCAATTGCGGCAAGGCAGATTTCTTTGGTTTGACACATTACATACTGTAAAGCACGACCGTCTTCTGTTACTGCTGCAAGACAGATTTCCGGGGTTTGGTCCTCCACATACTTTAAAACATATCCGTTTTGTGTTACTGCGGCGAGGCAATTCTTCAGCGTTTGGATCTTTACATACTTTAAAGCATATCCGCCACTTGTTACTGCTGCAATGCAGATTTTTTCGGTTTGATTCTCTACATAATCTAAAGCATCGCCGTTTTGTGTCACTGCTATAATGCAAATTTCTTCGGTTTGATTATCTACATACTCTAAAGCGTATCCATATAGCGCTACGGATATGGTGCACAATTCTTCGGTTTGATTATCTACGAACTTTAAAGCACTTCCGCACTGTCTTACTGCGGTAATGCAGATCACCGGTGTTTGAATATTTACATATTTTAAATCTAATCCACATCGTTTCACCATTGCCAGGTCCTTTTTCAGCTGATACCGTAATGCTTTTAGCTTGGCTGCGATTGTCGGCTTCTGCATAGCGCGGTGAAAAGCCGTACATACCTCACTTAGGTGCAGAAGGTATAATGGATCGATATCAAACAGATGCAATAATATTAACTGCAAAACATCCGTGGGAATGGCGACCATGTCACTGTATATTTCCAGGAGATTATATGTATGGTCAAGAGACTCGATTGCTTTCATCTTCTCTAAGGTTCTACAATTTAGATATCTATAATTCAGTTTTTAAGAGTTGTTATCCGCGCGACAACAACCACTTTAACAGATGAGCAACTTATCAGTTGTTTAACATTGATTGGTAAAAACTGAATTTCGCAACTGTAAATGACCACACTCGCGCAATGAAAAACACTACATTCGGAGAACATGGAGCCTATCAGGTGCAGACGGGAGTCCCCAAAAAGGCTCGCGAAATGCTCGTCTCAGGTGACGCGATAGGAGTTTTCAGAACTGCCTTCCAATACGCATACAACATGGGCGTGTATGGTATTTACAAGAACCTGACTAAGGAACAAACGTACGATACCCTGAAGAAACTTCGCGATATGGTGTTTACGACTCCCACGCTGGATCGCGCAAGCGACATATGCGACGAGATGGACCGGATCGCAGCATCCCTTAATGCAGCATCCCTTAATGCAGCATCCAGTTAAGGCTTTTTTGTACCCTGGCGCAATATCATGCTGCGCATGCCACATACCACGCTACCACATACCATGCTACCATACACGATACCATACACGATACATAAAAACTGAATTTCACAACTATATATGTTACAGCGCTTACATACGTCAGCCATGAAAAAACTTTGCGATCACATGTTTTGCCATAAGAAGTACCCAGACGGATCCCCGCTTATAAAAGGCGTTGGTACATGCTTTATTAAAGGTGAAGGTAGCGACGACGGTGAAGGTAACGGCGACGGTAAAGGTAAAGTACAGTGGGTTCTGAGCGGTATGGAACGGTCCGGTGAAAAGTGTGGTATGGAACGGTCCGGTGAAAAGTGTGACGACTACGACGAATGCCTATATCAGGTAATGGTAGACGAATTATGTCAGGAGGCAAAGATTTGCCTTCACACCGGGAAAAATCACACCGGTGTAAATCAAAGTGTGTTAGACAATTGTATCATGGGAACACGGAAAAAAGGAAAGACTCTTATATTCTATGCGAATGTAAGCGTTGACATAGATGCAATTAATGCAGTAGTCACGCGTCACAATAGCTCAAATATGCCATCCTGCGAACAGGAAATGTCACATATCGCGTGGGTTGAAAGCACAGTAGGCATGCCTACTGTGACCGCAAGTACCGTGAGTACCGTGAGTACGTATTTACGCGAGGTATTTACTTTATGTGCAGGGCCGGCATCTAAACGTGAGCAGCCGTTTAATCTCACTCCGTATATCCGGGAAGATTAGTGTTGTCAGCGTGTCAACTACCAGTATTTTTTGTATCGTCCATATGCTCCAACAAACGGCTCTTCATTGATTGCCGCAGTATCCGCATTTGCAACATTTGCAGTATCGGCATTTGCGGCATCGGCATTTGCGGCATCGGCATTTGCGGCATCGGCATTTGCAGCATTTGCAGCCTTTGCATTTGCCGCAGCATTTGCCGCCTTTGCAGCATTTGCAGCTATAGCCACCTCTAAATCTGTAGGTCCAGATTCCTCTGTAGGCATAGGAATTGCAGTGTTATAATTGCGATCTCTCTCACGATCTAATTCGGCGCGGCGCAAATCAAGAGAAGTTTGCATCCCAGTTAATTCCTTTACATACATAACCGCGTAAAAAATGCCTATAATTGTATATAATCCCATTCCAAAAACCACTTTAGTGATATGTTCATTTCTAGTGAATAATGCCAGTACACCGATTAGGAAAAGCATGATTATGACTATAAAAATGTAGTATGAGAACATAAACACCCCATAAAATATCCCATATACCATAGACGAATCATCTTCCCGCGTACTTTGTACACTGGTGTTAGTTTCCATCCCCGCCTATATAATATATATAACACCTGATAAAAATTATATGCACATACTAGCAACTATGGTATAGTTGGATTTAGAAAAAAGAACATAGTGTATTGTTGGCCGTATTGTTGGCCGTATTGTTAGCCGTATTGTGTAACTAGATATTTTCAACCTACAGTCCCATGTCACCATACTCCGCGTAGATATTGGCGAGATCTTTCTGAAGTTGGGGGGAATGAAGAATATGCAGTTCCGTCATTTGCTTCATTTGCGGCATTATATGTAGCAATGCGCGTGTTGACATTTGCCGCAAATTTCACCAGAAGTGCCTTATATGCCTCATCATCATCTTTATCTGTGACTACAGTTACCGCCGTTTTGATTTCCTGTTCAGCTTGCTTCATCTCTTGCTTCGTCTCTTCTTGACGTCCTTTGACGGAGTAGTTTGTAACTTGCTGCCCTCCAAACGTAGATGCATATTGGCCACCACCAACCAGGTTTGCAAGTGCTGCGGTACACTTACCCTGATCGTCAATTCCAACTTCCATTATAGTGTTTCCGTTTTCATCCGTACATTCATGTGTCCATGTCCACGCGGCTGTGTTACCTGTACCATTATCCCAATACCCGTTTACTCCTCTACTCTGTAGTATCTTTTTGCATCCATCTGGATTCTTGTCATTATTCGTCATCATAAACAGAGGTCCCCGATTAGGACCGGATGTAACAACACATCTACCCTGAAGTGCAGGTTGCCATTGGGGTTTTGTCTGATTTCCACCCATATTTTTAAATCTACCAATCTATCAGTTTGCGTATATACTAACGGGGATAAAAAAATAAACATTTAATCGACCATATAATACTCGGGTATTGCTACAGTTCTTGCACACTTCTTAAAATCTTTCGATTGTAATCTACAAGCCGCGAGCGCCGTAATCCGCATATAAACTGTCAATATCGGCCTGTAGCTGAGGCATTAACTTGTATGTGAGGTGCGGTTTCCCATCCACAGCGCTGTTGTATTTAGCAATAATCTGGTTAGCAGCATACGCAAACTTGATCATTAGTTTCTCTTTGGTTGGGGTTTTCGCTGTAACTACAGTCTTGACGGTTGCAGGTGCAACCACGCCTGGTTCAAAATCCGACGGTTTATAATTATGCATAGTAATAACATTCCCTTCAAACCGAGATGCATATTGGCCGCCACCACCTAAGTTTGCGAGTGCTGCCGTACACTTCCCCTGGTCATCTGTCCCAAGTTCGAATATAAGATTTCCTCTCGCATCCGTACATGCGTATGCCCATTTCCAATCTCTGCGCTTGCCGCTTTTCGCAATCCAATATCCATCAGAGCCACGGCCTCTGAGAGCCTTTCCGCAGTTACTTTCGGTTGTATCCGAGGGATTATGAAACTTCATCAGTCTACCACGGCCAGTATCAGTGGTCCAACATGCGCCCGGAAGCTGCGACCGTTCCTCCCGATCATCGACTGGGGTCCGAGCAACCTATGTTTACCTGTATCTGGCCTTGAATTTCTGTAGCCTGGTGGTTCGGTGGACCTCATATTAAAGCGCAGGGGGTATAAAGGATAGCCTATAAGGAGATAAAGGACCACTATACATACCCAGATTATATACCCAGATTATACAATAAAAAAATTGAATTTGAGATCTCTAATTTGTACACCCTTTAGATACTATATCTAAGAATGAATACTCTGACTACTCGACCCCTCGCCAAGGAGCATTTCGCCCTCGACGGAACACGTAAAATTGTCGCCTCAATCAGTGGCCCGATGGAACGTTCGTACAGTTTCAATGAGGATGGAAAGAATGTTGCCACACACATCGTGTTTGGCGAAAGCGGGACCGCACACATCACGTTCGCCAGCCGCATTCTTGTCAACATAATGTTTGGACACAGTGAATTCCACGGAGATTCCGAACAGCTGAAGATCATGCGCCCTGAGATCTTCAACGCTCTCGAATCAGCAGGCGTATTCAATCCCAAGTCTATGCCTGTAGATGCGCCTGTAGATGCGCCTGTAGATGCGCCTGTAGATGCACCCGTAGCTGTTTCTGCTACGGAACAATTCTACATCGATCAGAAATATGCGCGGGAACTGGAGCAGAAAGAGCGGATTCGGGTGTATGCTCTGAACGGTGATCGGGAAATGGCGCAGACTCTGAACGGTGATCAGGTATATGCGCAAAAGCTGAACAAGGAAGAGCAGGCACGGGAAAAGCAGGCAGTCGATGACTATGCGTATGCCGAGCAGCTACAGGAAGAGCAGGTACAGGAAGAGCTGGAACAGGAAGAGCAGTTCACTCAATGGAAACCTGGTATGCCGGTGCCCATCCCCGCCGTATGCAAGGGGGTTGCGACAACCATGATCGGCGAGGAAGTCGAACTCGACGTTACCGTCGGTACAACAAAACTTACCGTTCGCGTCTACAACTTCGCGGTTTACTTCGCTGGTAACCGCTCGTCCCGCGACGAGTTCGAAGCAGCGAACCCCGGAGTTCTGGCGAAGTGGGTCGCCGAAACCTCTGCGAAAATGCCTTCATGGTATAGCGCATAGGTGTGTGTAGGTGTGTGTAGATAAACACCTTTCTTTTTTACCTAACCCACACATCACAACGAGCCGTTTATACTGTGTGATTATATAAAACTAAATTATCATACGTGCAATCTCAGGGCCTATCGCAGAAACCGCTCCGGTTACAAAAATACCCCACGTGGTGTCTGCGAGTGCGGTCTTGTAGTCATAATCTTTAAATATTGCCATATTTGTCGCATTGTAAACACCATATACGCATGCGCCTAGAGCAGCACCCTTTAACATGCGCGCTCGCAATTTATTAGTATTGTTACTACTGTCACTACCGTTACTACCGTCGCTGCTGTCACTGCTGTTACTACCGTCACTACCGTCAACAAACATAGAAACTCCGAATCCTAATAACATCCATGACACTATGGCCGCGGGAACATTCATGCTCAGTTGACTACCTTGTATATTAGCTACAGTCGCACCATACATACTTCCACTGAAGGTAAACCACATTAAATCTAGAATAATGAAACATAACACCAACACAATATATCTAGCAATCATAGTGATCATTATAGTAAAACTGCCAGCGTTTAGCTTATATTATTACAATTAAAATTCCCATCGTAGAATATAAGCGCTGTGTTGGTATATGCATAGCCCCAAATTATGCGGTATAACCGCAATGACGGCCGTAGGTAAGCTTGCCAACTTCATTCGGTTATGCATGGCTATAGGGCTTGCCGCGGCGGCATTGCTAACATTCATGATTGGTGGCGGTATTCTGTCCAACGTGTTACCTATAATATTGTATTGTGCAGCCGTCATACAAGTTTGTGCAGTAGCGTTAGTTGTTTTCGATTTATCCACCGCAAAATGGCTGATAGAACGCGTATTAACGCAACTATCCGCCTCAGTAAATCGATTGGAAGATTCCGTGGAAGAGCTGGATAAAAACATTGACGTTTTGAACGGTATTAACTCAGACTTGGCAAAAAATCTTGACCGCTCGGATTTACAGGTAGCTGAACGCGAAATGCAACTGACAGCGTCGGAATTACAACTATCGCGCATGGTAGATTCTAATAATGAACTACACAAGATGCAGCTTAATATGCATCAAAAACTAGATAAGTTTCAGACACAGTTAGAAAATAACGCAATTGTAAATGGCAATATGCAAACGTTGCTGAAATCTATGATGGATGCAAATGCCGCAGGGTCAGATATGAACGAAGTGTTTCAAAATCAACTAACTCGCCTTGAGCATATCACAGACATGCTGGAAAATACAAGCTTTGACTTACTCGATTTAAATAAAGATGGAGTAATAACAAAAGACGAGTTTAGTAATTTTAAGTAGGGTGTAAAGTAGGTTGCAAAGTAGGTTGTGAAAGTAGGTTGTGAAAGTAGGTTGTGAAAGTAGGTTGCATACTTACCCATATACATTACCCATATACACCCATGTCCGATTATAAAGAAGTGCAAAAGCAAAAACTAATAAATCAGGCATACTATGTACATAAAGAAAACGGTATATTGAGAGATTTTATTAATCGATACCAAGAAGACATTATCATCGCACAAAATAAAATAAGCTTACTTGAGTCAACACTATATGAAAAAGAAATAGAGTATGTTGAATCTATATCCGAAGCAAAAAAATGCTGTAAGGTGTGCGCAATAATGTAGTTTATGTGCGAAAATACACCGATTACAAACTACGAACTTTGCATATTCTACATTAATATTATTTTTTATCGGTTTTAACTACTAACCCACGATACTAACCCACGATACTACCCCACGATACTAACCCACGATACTACCCCACGATACTACCCCACGATACTAACCCACGATACTAACCCACGATACTACCCCACGATACTAACCCACGATACTAACCCACGATACTACCCCACGATACTAACCCACGATACTACCCCACGATACTAACCCACGATACTAACCCACACTAGTTTCCTCCGGTTGGATATCTCAACCATGATTTCACATTGTTCCAAGTTGACCCCGGAGAATACCCCTCGAGCGAAGGAGGCAGCCCGCTTGACTTCATAGACTTCGCCCAGACAGTTCCGTAACCAGGTTGAGGCTGTGCATACCCCTCAAGGGCAGGAGGCAGCCCGCTTGACTTCATGGACTTCGCCCAGACAGTTCCGTAACCAGGTTGAGGCTGTGCATACCCCTCAAGGGCAGGAGGCAAACCGCTTGACTTCATGGACTTCGCCCAGACAGTTCCGTAACCAGGTTGAGGCTGTGCATACCCCTCAAGGGCAGGAGGCAAACCGCTTGACCGCATAGACTTCGCCCAGACAGTTCCATAACCAGGTTGAGGCTGTGCATAACCCTCACGCTTGCTCATGTGCGGCAACATAGTCGCGCCGTGATGCATGGTCTCACGTTCACCGGCGTCACAAAATCCACTGCGCTGGAGCAACTTAGGGCAAAAACCTTCCTTTGCATCTTCACTTGCAACTACGGGAACTTTTGTAGCGTCATCGGTAGCAGCGTCATCGGTAGCAGCGTCATCAGCCTTAGCATCGGCTGCAGCCTTAACATTAGCAGAATTATAAACCTCAGCGGCAGCACCAGTGGCTGCATCAGCAGAGCTGGTATATGATGGTGCTGCTGCCGCGTAAACAACTTGTCCATTGGTGCCACTACCGTTCAATGCAATATTCATTTGCCGAATGCTCTCCATGTTGGAGTTACATATCCAATAATTGTAACCAACGAAGGCTAGAATCAAAATGAGTACAATTATAATAGCAATTAATAATCCAGTCATATTTGTACGGTACGACAGGCCGGCAATATTATATTATACGGGCTATTTTTTCGCTGAAAAATAAATATAGAATTGAATATGGGTTTTAGATAACTGTATTATTAAAATATAGAGTATAGAGTATAGCGTATAGAGTGTAGAGTGTAGAGTGTAGAGTATAGCGTATAGAGTGTAGAGTGTAGAGTGTAGAGTATATAATCTACATAAACCGATGTCTGTAGTTTTTGACAGTATTATAGTAAATAACAATGCTACAGGTAGTGGTATTTTAACGCGGAAACCGGTAATACTTGCTTCTGAAGTATCATACGTACTATCCGGAGTGAATGTAGGAACGCTCATTGATGGTGTAGCAATCGCATTGGACGATCGGTTATTATTTAAAGACCAGGCGGATCCTATTGAAAATGGATTATATGATATCACGAATACCGGTCTAATTCGCTCATCCGACTATACGATTGGTAGTGATGTGCAGTACACTCAAGTACTTGTGGAAAATGGAATACAAAACGAATCTACTACATGGTTATGTCAAAGAGGTAGTCGTATAGTTGGTACTGACCCGTTAGACTTCAAAAAAATTAACAGTTTGAAGTCTCTAAAAAACGTTACGCGTGCCGTAGTTGATACGCTTATATCTACCACTCGTAATACATATTCCCCAGTACCTGATTTGGATGCAACAATATTGACGGTGGGGTCTGCAATTATATTCTTTTCGATTAAATTTACGGTGGATGGGAGCAGATCTGCTAATATTGACATTACAATAGCTATAAATACCATACCTATTGCAGGAACTGAACAAACTTTTAACATTAGACGGGGAGATTCCATTATTGCCCAGGGGAATTGGATAGAGTTCGAGGTCAATCCCGGAGACATGATAACATTGTTATGGAAAACCAGTAGAGGAACTGCAAGTGCCGACAGACGCTTACTATTAACCCAGGAGTTTTAGTGCCACTGCATATTGTCACCGTATATTGCCACTGCATATTTTTTTATCTTAAAGTTTAAACAATGTACAGTATAGACGTATAGACCTACGGCTGTATACCCGCTACCACAATACCCGCTACCACAATACCCGCTACCACAATACCCGCTACCACAATACCCGCTACCATAAATGAACGTAATTCTTTCCACGGCTAGTGACTCAACTGACTTTTCACAGCAACGCATAACGGCGAACAAATTACGGGACGAGATCAGTGCTGTACTCACTGGATGTGTGGCTATTGATACGCGCGGCAGCGTAGTCACAGTCGAAATGGCACGACAACTAACTGCATCTGAATTAACAACATTTGCAGATATTGCGTATGCTCACATACCTATTGGCGTAGTAGAGCCGACAGCACTGTTTATGCAAGGCGACGTAATTAAAACTACGATAGGTGATATCGACTTTGTCCTACCCGTACAGTCGGAAACCGAAGTAAATATAAGTAAAACCCCGGGCGTTGGAGAATATAGCTCAATAGCAGCGGCAGTATCTGCTCGCGGGGGCGATGGTACCATTTACATTGTGCATCCGGGAGTTTATGTTGAACCGCCGTTTGTTTTGCCACCATTCTCGTCACTCAGTGCAAAGGGAACTGCAGGAAATACTATCTTGATACCGTCCGATCCATCCGCACAATTCATTTCACTTTCTCCGATGTGTAAAGTGGATAAGTTTTTAATTAGTGGATCCGAAACCCCTGGCAGTAAAGCCGCGGGAGTAGGAATCTATTTTGATGGTGGGGGCGGAGTTGGTATGTATGCGCTGATAACTGAGTGTATCATCCGTAATTTTGATACCGGCGTGGAAACCGTTGGGGGTGTTTACGGTGCACATACCCTTCTATTAAATCGCGTACAAGTCGCCGCAACTACAGCACCACTGGCCGTTGGAATATATGTGCATGGTAAGGGTCAACTAATCAGCAACAGTGTTGTAATTTCGGGTGTTCCCGTACCACTGTCGCCGGTAGCGCTACCAATCGAAATCGCAGTTAAAGTTTGTGATCCCGGCACAAAAGCGTCGGTAAATGTTACGAGTATTTACTATTGCGGTACGACCATCCACATAGACAATGATGGTGAGGTTGAAATAACACTATTGACGTCGTCGGACTGTAATAAAAACTTACATATTGGCTCGGTCGGAAGTAAGAGTAAACTGCGCGCGGTAAACTTTAATATGCAGCGCGCGGCCACTCACGACGTTGAGGTATTGGCACAAAATGCACAAGTTGACCTAATTGGATCATTTTTAGATGAAACGCGGATAGTAAATAACAATAAAGTTAAAATTAATGCCCAGTTCAATGGTACAAAAGGTGGAAAGCATTATCAAACTCTAACGGGTGATGTTCGCGTAGGAACTATAGACGAGCCAACCAAAACAACGTTTGGTGAAGGGCAGTATAATGTTGATAGTTTTACAGTATTGCGTGGTGTTGTAGACCCGGGTACAGCCGCAACTGCAACTGCAACTTCAATAACTGACATCGGCGATGCAGCAAAGTCCGAATTCGCAGATACCGCCGCAATGTTTAATGACGTGACCCCAGGAAACTGCCTATTAATTGGAGCAAAACACAAAATTAAAGGGTTAAAAATACATATAACTGTTCCGACCACGGGAGGTTCGATTGTAACGGAATATTGGAACGGTACGTCGTGGGTATCACTCAATGTAATGTATACAAATTCCGATCCGTCATCTTACTATGTAACTGAATTTGCAAGCGTTGCTCAAAAATACCATGCGAGATTCGGCGTACATTCTACCACCGACTTTGCACTGTATACGATCGGCGACGATACATTATATTGGGTCAGATTTAGAATAGTTTCCGCAATCACCGGAAATCCAGAGCTACAATACGTTAAAATTCACACAAATTCAACTGAAATAAACAAGGATGGTTTCATTGAATACTTTGGCGATAGCCGCCCAATTAGCAAACTCGACTGGGGTATCAATTTAACAGAGCCCGCGAATTCCAGCCCATCTAATCAAGATGTGTATTTGAGTAAGAGTGTATGCGTTGGTAGAGTGGAAAACTACTTTATTAGTGGAGCTAATGACCGTATCGGCCTAAATGAGTTTTTACCGATGGATATAGATACCAGCTTTCCAGTTAAGATAAAGTTTGCAGTGGTTGGCAGTTCAAATACTAACGGCATGGTTACTTTTACTGCTGCATGGACGACAAGTAATGCGGATCACTCTATTTACCGGACTGCCGGTGCAGCTCCAAACGCCGCAACTAACGAAAAGTCGACAAGTAGCACATTTGCCATTAATTTTGCAGACACTGAATATCGTGGAGAATTGGAAATAGACCTGCAAAATGTAAATGCAAATGCGTCCAACGGTAACCCAGACTTATTGTGGCTTTCGATAACGAGACCCAACGATACATATACGGGCAATGTAGCTGTAGTGCAAATGGGTGTCTTTTACGTTAAGTGGCGCGACGGCGGCCACCTATCAAGCTATTGAATATAATGCATAATTTGCAAAAAAAAATGTTGATTGTGTTTACATTATATATTTTTTATGATTTGTATCTTTGTATCTTTGCTAGTTTATGCGGTCGAGAATTCAAGGGTTGCTCCCTGGATCTCGGGGTTGGACCCTCCTCCGCCGGCCCGACGCACTTGCAGTCGCAAGTAACTATCTGTCCATGTGGCACCATTCACGATCTGAAATGTCTTGATTCCAGTTCCAGATCCAACAAGAACAGTTCCCGTGATCAACACGGTTCCGACATCATCAATAACCTGAATATCCAAATCGCGAGATCCTGTACCGGGCACCACCCACATAGTGAGAGTGCGCACAACTAGTCCCGAAAAGCGGGAATGGTCGTACGGCATAGTTCCAACGGTACCGTACGAGGTACCACTTGCGGTAATTTGATTAGACGTAAAGCTCACAACCTGAGGGACTGCGGACGCATCACTTTCAATGGTGATGCTTCCAGCTGCGTTCGTGATAGTAACGCCTGTTCCGGCAGTGAGTGTGGTGGGAACCGCAGCAGCGCCAGTAGAGCCGATAAACAGCTGACCGTCAGTGAGAGCGGCGCTTTCAACAATAGCGCCCGCACTCGAAACCATAAATCGGTTATTGTTAAGTCCGGCGCTAGAGTTCGTACCACCGTTGACGATCGGCAACACGCCTGAAACCTGCGACGCAAGGGCAATATCTCCAGTGACGATTTGCTTGGTACCATTAAGCTGCAGTGGCTTGTTTGCGGTGAGTCCGGCCTGATCAAGAGTAGTAACGGCAGTAAATGTCTTTGCGCCTCCGATCGTCTGCACACCGGCAGTCATCACAAATTGACTCAAATCCGCAACTTCCGGGATCGAATATGTACGAGAACTGGCAGGTGCAACAGCGCTAATAGTGACCGTGTTTGTTGTACCGAGCACAAGCTGGTTAGTAGCCGCGGTAAGGTTCAATGACGCAAATGTGGGCGAGCTGCTCAGAGCAATGTCTTGGGGGAGAGAAAGCGTGATGCTACCGGCTCCGTTCGTCACGATTACCTGGTTGGTAGTTCCTGTAATGTTGGCAACAATGGGTGCGGCTGCGGTACTTCCAATTAACAACTGACCGTTAGACAACGCGGCGGCCTCAACAATCGAACCTGCGCTGGAAACCATAACTCGGTTACTGCTCAATGCGGTGCTGGAATTGGTACCGCCGGACACGATAGGAAGAATTCCAGAAACGTCTGCGGTGAGCGACACTGCACTCCAAGATGGGACGGTTCCTCCATGCAACACTTGAGTTGCAGTGCCTGCAGCGGTACTCGCAAGGGACGTAGTCGAGTCAGCATACAAGATTGAACCCGTAGCGGTGTACGAGGTAAGCCCAGTTCCTCCAAGGATCGGTGAGACGGGGGAAATCAAAGTAAACTGGTTACCGGTGAGATTCAAGCCAGTACCCGCGGTGTACGTGTTAGTACCGGCAAATTGCGACCAGACGACAGTGGATGTTCCAATCACAACGTTTGCGGTAGTTTGCACGTATGATAAGCTTGCATGGATGGAGCCTTCAGTCACAAAGATAGCTGCGCTATTAAGCTCATTGCCCGGTTGATTGTCGGCGTCAACCGCACGAGTAAGAACCCAGTTAGTAGAAACTGAACCAATGTTCGTTACGGTATAGATACCATTTTGCAGTGTAGCGGTTTGATCCTTTACAAGGACCCGATCGCCAACGACGAGCACTTCACCGTCGAGCGATAAGATGGCCTGTGCACCGGCATTTGTCAGCGTGGCGCCAACACCTCCAGTGCCATTATCGTACGTAACTGTACGGTTAACGGTAGTTGCAATGCGGGCGGCTTGCTTCCATGAAAGACCGGCAATGGCTTCATCGACGTACTGCTTTGTGGCGGCATCACCATTAGCAGTAGGAGTTGCAAGTCCGCTAAATTTTCCCCCAGAAAACGTAACTCCCGTCGACCACGTAGGTGTTCCGGCACCCCCACTAACAAGCAAGTTTCCGACCACTCCGGCGGCGGAGCTTGCAATGGGCGACGTGCCATTACCATAGAGAATACCTCCCGCGCCAAACGAAGTTGCGCCAGTTCCTCCAAAGCCGACAGCAACAGTAGATCCCTGCCAGGTACCGGTGGTAATGGTGCCAACGGTCGCAAGCGCAGCTGCGGTTGTTAGGCTTGGCAACGACACTACGGCGTCGGTAATTACGAGACCGGTTGTCGGCAGAGTAATGTTTGTAGCAGCGGTGGTGTTCAGCGTGAGAGTATTCGCGCCGACAGTGGTGAGGTTTCCACTGAGCGTTATAGTGGAAGTTGCGTTGTTAACCCCAGTTCCACCATACGCAGGTGCAAGAATGGACCCGTTCCATACACCAGTTGTAATAGTTCCAACGGAGCTCAAGTTCGACAAAGTGGCAACGTTGTCTCCGATAACATTAATAGATTCGTCGGGAAATGTATAATCGCGGTCTGCGGTACCAATGGGAAGAACAATAGTCGACGTAAATCCACTGGGGCGCAACATTGTGAGATTATCCAGTTCCGAATACAGAATGATACCGCTAAGCGGCACGTCCGTTGGCGCAACTCCATCAAGAAGTTGAACCGCCAACGGGTTAATCACGGCATCAAATCCAACAGTTTGAAACGACATTGCGTATGGGTATATATGTGCAGATATACTTATCCGGTATAAAATATACTAAAAATAAAGGATATAATATAAAAAAAGACAGATTATCAAAAGAAAGACGCAAAAAAAGACAGATTATCAAAAGAAAGACGCAAAAAAAGACAGATTATCAAAAGAATATTGTACACGCGCGTATGAAAAGTATACCTGCGTTTTCACTGTTCGTAATCAAAACGTTTGCGATATAACAGTAAAATGACCGCACCAATTGATTGTCTTCCCCGCAACTCCATTTACGCGCACAATGATATTTATTCCACTTGCCAACACGGTGACTGTAGCTGTCGATAATCCAGCATCCGTAGATTGCGCAACGATTATTGAATTTTGAACTGTAGTTGCACCCAATAGGTTTTTGCCGCGATTAAAGATACTAAATAGTAATCCGTCCGCGCCAGATCCTGCAGTGATTTCACTTTTCAGATAATATGACGTTCCAGAGGGGCCGCTGCTCGTAGGTAGAAATAGTATATCTTCAGTAACGGTACCAACAGTAACCACATTAACTGTGCGTTGTATTGTTTGCCCTCCTGGCAAACCTCCGTTATAAATCACAGCGTTCATTACTACGTCCGTGGTCATTATTACATTTCCTGTAGGTGATAGGGTAAGATCACCCGGCGACGTTATAGATGGAGTTGATACTGCCTGAACGGCTACACCCCCGACAGAGTCTCGCTGCACCACAGTATCGGCTGTATCGGCAGTGGAATATATTAAATCAGATGACATAACACCGCCGGAGTTTGTAATAATAAACGGGCCGGCGCCTACAGCGCTAAAGTCTTGCCCTGTACCTCCACGCGAAGAATCAAGCGCCAACACAGTAGTCAGATTACTGCCACTATCGGTTACCGCAACGCTGTCCGGTTGCAATACAACGCCAATATCCCCTGGTGAAATCGGTCCAATCGACCACACTCCGCCAGTTACCCTCGCAATGCCCGTACTACCTGATGTATCTATTCCGATACCGCCATACGATGGTGGTAGTTGTAGAAATGACGACATCAATCCGGTACCATCGTTCACTACAACAGTATTAGAGGCGGCGGGATCTATATTTGATCTGCTAATATTGTATACGCCTGCACCATCGCCATTGTACGAATCAGAAAAATTAGCACCGTAAAAGACACGGTTTGACATTACGGACATATATTGGTACCAGTATATAATGTTATCGGTATATTTTTATATGTTGGATGTACACTGTTGTCGATTGCACTGATTGCAATCAATACAATTGTCTTGTAACGGTTGCAACTGCTCGCCATTTGATTGTGTCCGCGGTAGTGTTACTTACAATAACGCTAATGTTAGTGCCGGCCGGTTGAATTGCAACCGAACAATTTGCCGTTGCGGGATCTCTGCTAGATTCTGTTCCCATTGTGACAACATACAGTGTATTGCCGTTGTTTTTCGCCCGAACGGTCAGTATAAAACTTCCACTGGACAAATTGTCCGTTATGTTTGCGCATGCGACATCAATTGTAATCGTATACGCGCTGTTCAGCATAGTTGGCAGATTTATCGCAGATGTAGATGCTGCACCAGTTGTTGTAACTGTCGGACCTATTGACTCATAGCGATTAGGGTCGGCGCTAAATCCGCCGACATTTATTAGCGTTTTTCCCGAAAAATCAACTGCTGGACCATCGGGATTAAGAACAAGATTGGTGCCCGTCGGTGTAGTGATGGGAACGGTAACCGCTAGTGTATTGTTGATTACTACTTTATTCGCGCCCGCAACTGCAATTGCAACTGCACCACCGGCGTCTCTATAAATTCCAGTGTTTGGCGCGTTTATGAATGCGATTGATGGGGCGTTAACGTTTCCGTCGGGGAAACGGATACCGTGAGCAAGCTGCAATGGTGTTTTGATAATGCCCCGTATGTAAGCATCGCCGGAAATCATTAATTTTGCACCGGATAATACGGGTAACTTAATTCCATTGATTTGACGATCACCCCCAGGTGTGGACTGTTGAAATACATTTGTTAACTCGGAGTCACTCAATACATTTAAGTCGTTGGTTTCACGTGACCCGGACGGCGGGGCAATAACGGGTACAGCTCCTCCTTTCATTTGAGGAGCTGTAATACCACCCTATATATTATCACCGTATATAACTCTATTTGTAACTTCACTCGCAACTTCACTCGCAACTTCACTCGCAACTTCACTCGCAACTTCACTCGCAACTTCACTCGCAACTTCACTCGCAACTTCACTCATAACTCTACTCATAACTCTACTCATAACTCTACTCGCAACTTCACCTAAAATTTCTTAAATATGCAAGTTGGCCTGTAAACCAACCCTGAGTCGGGGTCGTTTACTTTTTCGCACACTGCCTTGAATTCAAGATCCTTCTTTTCCAGAGTTTCACTTGACTGTAAGTGGATATAGTTTAGAATCCGCAATTTATCAGGGCTATCTTTAAACATTTCCTCAACAATTTTGTAGATGAAATGTGGGTAATATGGAAGATTACCGCCTTCCGGGTGTAGCAGCTCATATACATTCATAGCCCTGATAAATCGCAGTTGTAGAGATTGTACTTCGGAGTAAGAAAACGCGGGTGGAGGTTCACCACCAAGAGTTTTGATTAAAAGTGGGATATGGTCATTCAGGTAAGTAGATGACACTTCGCTTGATTTCAATATGCTGCGCATCAGTTCGTATGTTAACTCGGTGCGAATATACCCATCTCTCTTCATCACACGGCGTATTTTTTCAATTACCTCAACCTCAAATGTAAACGGTTCAATTGCCTGTATCCTGTCCATCCAATATTTTAGGTGCCTTAAGATTTCCTGACCAGTGTTTTTTGCGCGGGATATAATGGCATCCTGTATAACGCTGCCGACTATACTATGCGTTAGATTACAATCTAAACACCGCATTTCGGCAGTTTCATATATAGATTCATAATTACCCCCGCATTCACACTGCTCTTCTTCTTCTTTCTCCAAGTATTCCGAAATCTTAATTTTATCTGCGACATTACACATGTCCATCGCTTCACGTAAAATAGACATTAATGTAGCTGACTTACCTACATTACTTGCCTTACCTGCCTTACCACCTACCTTACCACCTGCCTTACCCCCTGCCTTACCACCTACCTTACCCGCCTTACCAACCTTACCCGCCTTACCAACCTTACCCGCCTTACCCGCCTTACCAAACTTACAGTGTATAGACAAATTGTTTTTCTTGCATATCTCTGCAATTTGCTCATCTAGTTGCCATATTAATTCATTTAATTTTCCGCATATATTTTCTGATGCGATTATACGATAGTATGTTTTTGTGCTTTTTTCTTGACAAAGTACATTAGCAACCGATAGATTATAGTTTTCGTCAAGTTCATCTGTAGTCTCATTAATACAAACTACAGTAATTGAATATGGCAAAAGCATGGTTGCGATTTGTCGTATCATATCTATTTTTTCTATTACTCGAGCATGTGTGTTTTCTATAGTACTGTACATTCTGTATTGTGTATTGTGTATTGTATGTACTGTGTCCTGTGATTATATATTGGACGTTGTATGTCTATATTATTATCTACATAGGTGAACCCACATACTCACATCTTAAAATGAACGTTGACGAACTTCGTGAACTATCTGCAAAGCTCGCTGACGAGCCCGAGCACATCAATAACCTTACCGATGAGCAAGCAATTGATTTGCAAAAGTACTTGAATCCTCTTGGAAATGTTGTTTCCAGCGACCGCGAATACGCAAATGTCTCTATCATGAACTGGAAGGAAGCGTATATGAAAAAGTTAATGATGACTTCACTGACCGGCTACATTTACAGATTGCAAAATGAATACGAGCCAACTGCGGAAATCAAGTATCTTGAGGATCGACTCGATGCCGCGTGTGTCGGAAAGACTGAATCGGAAGTAACTGCACTGCGCGCAGACCACACAAAGTATGTTGCTACACTCACAAAGACAACCCGTGGAGTCATTAAGAAGTTTCTCGATCGTAACTTTGAGTATAACCCGGATATGCACTTGCGAAGCGCAAAGTCAACAAACCCAACGGATCCCGAACGTGATCCGGGCGCAATCGCTCGCGCATGTGAAACTGCAGGACGCGCTCCCGCCATTGAGGCAAAATTATCAGCTAAGCCCGAAGCAATGTATTCGTATCTGCGCTCAAATATGCTTAACTCATACCAGCTAACTGTACAGTCGGCGGCTGAAGTGAAATCGTCGCTCAACGTACTTCTTGACACCGAACTTTCTCCTGCAGATAAGCACGGAATCTTGCTTAAAAAGTATAAGGGTATCGTTGATATTGCCACAGATATGAAAAAGATTGCAGAGCCTCTATCCACTGCAGATACGCTTGCCGCATGGAATGTTGAGACACCGATTGATGCGTTCCATCAGTACGACCGATACGTAACGAATCATTATGAACAACTCCGCGAAGTTTGTGCGTCCGTATACAACGAGAAGCCCGACATTGAGTTCTCTATCGCGTACTACAAATCGTTTGAAACTCCCGAAGATGCAGCGTCTCACCGCAATCAGCACGAGTCGGACTTTCGCGCTGAAGTTCTTACTATCGAGAATGCCGGTATTACCCTACTTGGACCATTTAAGGAGAATCGCGGCCGAGTCGAGTTTTACAACAAGAACACTGAAATCATGAAGCGCATGATGACTCAAATGGAGTCTGATCACAAGCTTGGAAAGGATTTGATGGAAAAGAAGGTAAAGAAGGCAAAGAAGCGCAATATTGAACGCGAAGGTCCCGATGACCCAGGTCTTGCCGCATACTCAAAGGCAATGAATACCGTTCAAGAGCTCGGCGCAAAGAAGGTGCTGACTCGCGAAGAACATGAAAAGCTAAAGGCTGCCAACACCGTACGTGAAGACGCGGAGATCCCCGACGACGCGATTCAGGTTGATATGTTTACTCCAGTTACAAACGAAGACGGCGAAACCACCCTGGAAAAGAACCTGTTTTACTCACAGGCAGAAACGCCACTTCATCTCCAAGACGATTCAGAGTTCGGTGAAAAGTATCAACCGGCGCGCACTGGATCCCTGAAGGCCGCATATACCACAAAAAAGATTGTAAGCAAGACCGGCGAAACTAAGACGATCAAGACTGTACTGTAACATGGTAACAACTAGCATGGTGATACATAACAACTAGCGTGGTGATACATAACACAAAGCTACCAACTTTATTACCACTTTATTAACAATATATTTTTTGTTCGTGGTAGGCAGTCAAATTACATCGGTAGATATCCGGAGAGACGAGAATAAAAAATGAATAGTGTTATTGTGTAGTTTATATTGTGCAGACTGTAAATGTACACGCCGACACTTGGAGAGTTTTCATCTACTATTTTTTCTTGTAAAATAATTGATATCGACATTGAAATGTATGCATCGTACACACCCTTCCTGAAGGCAGCAATATACCGCTCACCCACAACTCACCCTTATTTAAACGCATGTACAAACGGGTTATTAGATGACACCCGACCGGCTTCTGCTTCACTTGCACGCGCAAAGTCCCATAATATTTGATTGCAGAACCTAAAGTCTTTTCGCTGCACCGCAACAAACTTGTAGAATTTTTTCTCGTGTCTCACCCACGCTAGTTTTTGATGAGCTACACCACCGCCAAACACCTGTTTTAAACACGACCTTGCCCGATTTTGATCGTCTTTATCTAAGTTGGTACTCACACGTGTAAAATACGCAAGTGCGCATGATTGTTCGGTAAATATAGAAATTGACGCGTTCTTTTTTAACTCTGCGTCCAGTGACTTATCTGTATGACACGCTATAATTGCAGTAATCTTTGCATGTCTACCTTGATAAAACAGCTTTTGCATCACAGATGTATTTCTGTGTTTCTTGATCAAGTCCGTACAATCATCAAAGATTAATACCATTCGGGGGTTGACATCATGATATTTATAGCAGAACGCTTCTTCCTTGCTTAATTCTAACCTTGAAATAATATCATCATTTGCTTTAATGATTTGCTTATAAACTCGGATTTTAAGACCGTCGCAATCTTCTTGCATTTTTGTAATTTGCGCATCATCGGCATCTGCAACATGTTCTCGCATCTTACAATCTATGATCCGAAGTGTGGCATCTGCAGAGCTGCGAATATTAGATGGTACTTTACGGTAAAGCGAATGTAGCACCGCAAGTGCATTACTGCGTGTATACATAGCAACAAGAGCCTCCTGTCGTAGCCAAATATCATCAAGTATTTTCTCAGACATAGTATAGTGAATAAAGGGCGCGGGAATCACCCCATTGTCGTAGGTATGGTTTTGGCGATCGGTTGGCGAAAATACCATTGCCTGGTCAATATGTTTTTTAAGTGCATGTAGAATGTCAACTATCAGAACTGACTTTCCTGTTCCAGATTCTCCGTATATAACTGTAGTTTTATCTAAGAATTTGTCCGAAGAGGATATAATATCAAGATCGTAAACGTCTGACATCATACTTATAATGCAGTGCCGACTCTGTTAACGCTGTGCCGACTCTGTCACCGCAGCCACACCACAATCACACCACAATCACAGCAGTCACAAAATCAGAGTATATACCCTAACATACACATTTCTAGTAGAAAAAAATGTGTTTATATTGTATATGTTGTGTATATGTTAGGGTACATACTCCGAGTACAGCTCGTGCAGTCTAATTACGCTGCGGTATCGGTACGACTTCATTACTAGAGAAGTACTGTGTATCCATCAACGCAGCGCCATTTTTTTGTTTTATCTTTTCAGATGCATTAGCCGACAAGACTTTGTTGTGCACCAACATAACTCCAGTTATGGCCATAAACATCCAGAATCCTGCGCGCAGTGTCATGACAGGTAAAGATTCTTCAGTTTCGGCGTCCCTGAATACAATCAATATAATAAAACATAATACTATTGTGATTACGAGTGCGGTAATGATAGGATTTGATGCAATCCACAGTATCGACGGCGACTCTAGAATAGAATCTACCATCCCATTAACAAAATCACCAATATCAAAACCCATTACGCTGGTGTATTACGCTGGTGTATTACGCTGTTGTATTACGCTGTTGTATTACGCCTATAGTTTACAGTGGAATTTATGTGGACGCGGATACTTACAGACCAACCTACATACAAACCAAACTACAATAACATAATCGCGCAAGTTAATTTCCAAACCTTGTTAATTTCCAAAACCTGGATCATCATCAATTTGCATATGTGTTTGCGTGGGTGTTTGTGTGGGTGTTTGCGCACGCAAGATTCTTTTGTTTAACTGTTCCTGTTGCAATCTGTGTGTGACTTCTTCACTATCTTCACTATCTTCACTTTCCTCACCAATGTTGTCTGTAGCGTCAACTGTAGCGTCAACTGTAGCGTCAACTGTAGCGTCAACTGTAGCGTCAATATTATCGACGACATCAGGTTGCGTAGGTGACGCATTATCTGAGAATTCGCTAAAATTGATGCGATAATCTCTCGCAATGGGTTGTGGTGTATGTTGTGTCTGCAGTGGTGTCTGCTGAGTACGCTGTGGTGTATGTTGTGTCTGCTGTGTCTGCAGTGGTGTCTGCTGAGTACGCTGTGGTGTATGTTGTGTCTGCTGAGTATGATGTGCACGCTGCGGTGTCTGCTGTGGCGTATGCTGCGTACGCTGTCGTGTTCGCACTGGTGGCTGTATTTGCACTGGCGTATGCATAGTCTGCACAGTCTGCACTGGCGTATGCACTGTCTGCACTGGCGTATGTACAGTCTGCACGGTCTGCAGCTGCGCTTTTAGATTTGAGATTATTTCGTCGCGGGAATTTATCTGTTTTAGTGTCGCGGATAACATTGCAACTGCGCGGTCGCGGTCTGTTTCTGCACTTACTCGCTTAGCAATTTCTTCATTATGTGACTGCTTCAACTTATCAAAGATTGTCCGACTAATCGTATTGTTTCCGTTAGATCGGCTAATTTGACCAACAAACTTTGCATAATATTCTTCTCGGATGTTTGTAAAAATACCAACCATTTCATCTTGCAATAGTGTAACGTTTGCGGTATTAAGATGATCGTCAATCACAACAGCTAGCGTTTTTTGTTGTAACACCGCGTTAGCTAGTGACTTGACGGAACGCAGCGTGATGTCATGTAATGTTGTATTTTTGTTTTTGTTTGAGAAATCGGAATAATACTCTGGGGGAATGAACGATGCCAATATGCGATCTTCTAGGTCAGCTAATGACAGGGTGTTGTACCCTGTGGAATGTTGATAAAACTCATGCATTTTTGTAATAATTTTTGTATATAGCTTAGGCTGATCACTAATCCCTTGAACATACGAAATAATATTGTTACGGTATGCATCAGTAAGAGAATTTGAGGTGCCGTTTGTCAATCTTGTCTTTGCGTTAAGGTATAAATCATTATAGAATACATTGACAAAGTAACTCCCGAATCTGTCAAACTCAGTTAAAATTTTGGGATCATAATTCTGCATGATCAAAATCAATAGCTATAATGTTAATACAATACAAGTCAAATAGGAAAAAATATGTTACAGTGTACTCTCAGCATACACTCTGCATACACTTCTCTGCATACACGCAACCGCAACTACATTGTTACGGTTGACAACATACACGCAACCGCTACTACATTGTTACGGTTGACAACATACACGCAACCGCGGCTACAACTATCCGTTGATATCATCGATATCGTTATCTCGCGCGATACTTCGATGCATATACTTTGAACCCATTGGTGCGATATGACGTTCTTTCGTGTGATTCTTTCCCAATTTAGTTGTTCCTTCCACGTCTTTTTCAGCCGCCACAGCTGACTTATTTTGAGTCTTTCGCACTTGTGAGTTATCGCTTTCCTTTTTAAAGTCGTGGCCGCCGGTGGCAGTCTTACGATGCACGCGCGACTTTAAAGCGCGTTTGTAGTTTACGGTTTTCTGCTGCTCGCCATAGTCGCCATCATCCGTCGTATCAAGTTTACTTCCATGAACATTCACTACGGACACACTACGTTTTACAGCTACAGTTGCAGTGTCTGAAATATGTGGGGCTTTTGCATCTGTAGCAACATGTTTCTTAATCTTAGAAAAGTCCTTATCTCCACTCACGGCCTTATATATCAACTCGGTGTTATGTAGATGATGGGACGGCGTTGAATGATCGGTAGTAAACACAGTTCCCTGATGAGCACGACGCTTCTGTGCTGCCTGTTTACGCGATTGTGTCATATCACCTTCTTTAAACTTCGTGTCCTGCGACTGCGATTCCATAAGAACCATCAGATCGCGATACGGGCCAGTTTTACGGGTTTGTGTGCCAGAACTTGCGTCCATATCCGCGTCCGTGGTACCTCTGCATAAGTGGGACATAAGTAGACCCGCAGCCTTATACGATTGGCTTCTGTACGTAATATTGTCATCGTTGTCTTCAAACTTTCCGTCCGTATGCGACTGCGCAGTCGCATTGGCGGTGGTTGACGTCTTACGTTTACGATGCTGCGAATATAAAGCAACCTGGTAATCCTGGTCTGCTGTTTCATCGCGCCATTCCCGCGAATCACGAATAATCTGCTTTGCAATAATATTTGCGCGCCGTTGCGGATTAAGTGAATAATCTCGCAGATAATCTCCATACGACTGCACTAGAACCTGTTTCGTAACATCGGATTTATTATTATAACTACGACGCATACCTTCGCGCCGACCATCTATTTGCCGACTGAATACCTTTAAACGTTCGCGGCGAATCTTAAAAACTTTTTGATTGTCTGCAATCACCTTTGCTTCACTGCGGCCACCTCCTGTGATATGTTCGGCGGAATCGGACGTAAACCGCTTAAAACGCATTCTGGCCTGTTGTTGTTTAGTTAGTTCTTTCATGTCTGGCCCCACGTTCGTGCCGCGTGGATCTCTGTCTTCAGGTCCACCAAAACCATGGAACGACTCAGGTCTCTCATAGTCAGCCTTACCTCGGTGTCCATTGGCACGAAGCTCTAGTACTCCATAACTGCGATTTGCTGCACCTCGAGGACGTTCATGCTCCATTAGATTCTGGTCAGGCCCCCAGTTTGTAAGTGTGTTTCTAGCGTAATCGTCATAAAGCTCATCGTCTGGACCCGCGTCGGTTTCTTCAAACTTTTTCATCAGCATGGCGGACGGCATATCACCGTACGGCATCCCAACATCGATAGTAAATTCGGGACTAGATTGTTTTACACGCTGAGTATAATCCATTGTTATCGTTTATATACTATACAAAAAAGATTTTTAAATCCAAATTGCGCACGTGCACTATCAAAACGATGCACCATCAAAACGGAATACAATATAGCATGTATACTATTTATTGTTGGGTGTTGCCACTTCATATTCTCTAACATATTCTCTAACATACTATCATATCACAACTAACATATCACAACTATCATATTTATTGGTAAATGGCTTGATCGGAAGGTGTGACCGGCGATAGTGGAGCAGCTACTGCGAGTTGTTGTTGCACCGATGCCTGTCGAGGCGGTGCTTGCGCATTCACATCATATCCCCGACTAACACCTTTTGCGGCTAGTCCAAACAGGCTGTATGCGATCACACCACCTATAATTGACGGAATGAGCCAACTAATGAAAAACGACGTACGCAGAGAGAACCCAAATATAATGAGTACAATAATTAGAACTGTAAACAACGCCATGTGAATTGGTAGAAATAGGGGATTCATAATGGGAAACAGACCTGTAAGAGCCGCAAATCCGACTTGGCCCGCTCCTCCACCGGAAACTCCACCTGAAACTCCACCTCCGATACCTCTCATAACATCTCCAACTAAACTCATTGTGCGATTGGTACTATACTGTATCGATAATAAAATTAACCGTAAATAAAAAACACCAATTGTAAAAGGTATTAAACTAGCATCTACCACTATACATACCAGGTGATGTCAGAACTAATTATAGATACGAGAGAACGCGCAATCACGCGTCATGCAAATGAACTAAAAAATATCAATCATCGCGTAATTCAAATTACAACTGCAGACTTTGCAATCTGTAAGGACAAGAAAATTGTAATTGCGATTGAACGAAAGACACTTGAAGACTTTGCAGCATCACTAAAAGACGGTAGATCTGATAATAAGTCTAAGTTAATCGAATTGCGCGAAAAGACAAATTGTAAGTTAATATATATCATCGAAGGTCCAGCATTTCCGGCAGAGAATGCATACTTTGGCAATATTCCATACAAATACATCGAATCTGCGTGTTTTCACTTAATGATACGCGACAACATATCAATTATCAAAACTAGCGACACTCTCGACACGGTTAAAACATTAAAGCGCCTGATGGATAGTTATGACCGTTTAGTCGAGAAAACTAAGACTCCTGGGGCCGGCGCAACTGCATCTGCAACTGCAGATATAGCTACAGCATCCACTACAACATCCGAACCTACAGATATGACTACAACATCCACTACAGCAGCCACTACAGCAGATACAACCTACGATATCAAAACTCTTCTTACCGCCGTACACGTAAAGTCGGATCACGAAATCTGTAGACAAATGTGGAGTGTATTTGGAGGTATCTCGGTTGAGTCTGCCGATGATTATAATTACAAATACGCGATACTAGATGTTGTATACTGCATACCGCGGGCAGAAATCCTTGCGCATAGAATGAAATCTGGTCGCAAGATATCAAAAAAAGCAATTGCATCTCTTACAGCAATTAATTCCATAACCGAATATAAACTATTGTCTGCAGTGCCTGGGGTGTCAGTTGCAAGCGCAAAGGAAATTGTATCTGAACGATCACTCTCTCAGTTTCTATCATATAGCATCGAAGGTATGTCAATGTGTAGAGTCGGTAAAAAGTGCCTGGGTAAGGAACGAGCAGCAAGAATAAAACGATTATTCGAGTATAAGTTTGGGGTTGCAGATGCGGTTGCAGTTGCGGATGTTGCACCTGCAGTTGTTGCACCTGCAGTTGCGGTTGCAGCACCTGCGGTTGCAGATGCAGTTGCGGTAATAAATGCAAAGAGAAAAAAGAAAACTAATTAGAAATCTGTTTCTAATATACATATACATAATGGAAGCTCAAACTACAGCTCAAACTACAACTCAAACTACAGTCGAGACTTCGCCTGTAGTCTCTCCGCGTACAGATTCGCTGTCTAGAGCAGTCGCTCTCAAATCAGCAGATGTCGCCGAAGATGTATTCACCGACGATATTCAGGAGCTGTACGACGATATCAGTGCGCAGCTTCGTAAGGTGATTGGTAAGGAGAAGTTTGGCATGCAACATCTTGGTATGATGATGAACATTACAACTCAAACGGTCCAAAGATTTGTAAAAGTCAGCAGTCTATCTATGACCGGACCTGAGAAAAAAAGTATTGCAATTCGTGTCATCAAACACGTTCTCACTGATTTCAAGAACAGTGGGCAGATTCCGGAAGAGTATTATCTTCAAATTATGATCGGCATTGATGCGGTTGGACCAGTTATGATCGATCTCGTTGTGGAAGTATGGAAGAAAGCGTCGTCTGTTATCTCAGACGTTTCCGAGAACGGATGTTCTGGATGCGGCAAGCGAAACTGTTGCGTGCAGTAACTTACATACGTGTACATACCCAGCTTACCATACCTAGCTTACCTAACTTACCATACACATCAATCAATACCGTTAAACTCTACTCGTATAACAGATCCGCCATCCTCATCTGGGTATTCTTCCATATCGAAGCCGTCGAGTGACATTACGTTTTCTGCGCCCTCTTCATCGTCGGACGGACTTTCTTTTTCTTCCAGCTGTACAGTGTCGCTTTTGAAATCTCCAAATATTTGAGTATAGCTGAAAACCCCGGGAATAGTTAACAGTTCATCGTATCTGAATATTTTTTTCACGATATATGCTGTAAATACTTTAAGTATCTGCGCGGTTGGAGATGCTGGTGATACCGCAATATCTAACAATGATATAGTAACCCGACAGAACTCTTCGATCACAAATAGTACAACGTCGCGGGGTTTCAGATTCATTTTAGCTGCAAATAACCGTGCAGCCCAGTCGCCAGTGATATCTGGTAGTTTTATGCTCGCGAGATGATGTTTTAACGGTCCCAATGCGATTGAGAGTGGTTGATATGGCTTCAGGTCCATCCAATATAGGCGCAATTTAGCATACTCTACAAAATACACCCGCATGTATGCATCCAGCATATATACGCGACGATTATGCGTATCGTCTTCTTCCATAGGAATATACTTTGATGCGACATCCGCATATTCTACGTGTTCAGTCGCTCCCATCGAAGTTACTACGTTCAACTTTACTCCCATACGTGCGGCAAATGATGTGATAATGGAGAAGTTATGGATCCAAGTTGGCGCAGGTGGTATAACTGGAGCGGATATTATGGTTGGCGCATCCATAGAATCGATCTGTTTACGGTCTTCAAAGTACTTTTTTTTATGTTTGCGAAAATACAACATACGCGCGCTAGAATCCAGTCCATAAGAATAACCGCACTTCACGCACGGGTCGCCTTCATGCATTGATTCAACGGGACATCTCTCAGCGTAAAACATGAATAATGAGTCAATTAGTGACAGTGACCGCAAACTTTCATGTATTTTATCTTCCGATAGTAAGTGCGTTTCCGACCGCAAAATGCCACACGTACTGCACTTAGAGTCAAGTAATATAATACTCATACCCGATTCGCGCATGTCCGCAATCTCCTGGGCAGAGTGTGCTGTTGCAGCGCTGCCACCACGAATGCCACCGCGGCTACCCTTAATGTTACTGCTGCCACTACTCTTGCCACTACTCTTGCCACTACTCTTAACGAGCCATCGATCAAACTTATGCGGTTTTCCTGATTCATCGAATATGCGAGAATATAGAACTTCTCGTTTCCTACTTACATGGGGCCGGTAAATGCTTCCGTACGGAGTGTGATTAGCAGGTAGAAATTTTCGGGTTATGTAAAATTCCTTTTTACCCGAGTAGTGTGTGTTTTTTGATACGCTATTCATTTGAGCAAATATTTGCTTTACGGTCGGATCATTTGTTTTTCCGATAATATCAATGAATTCTATACCTGCGACCTTACCTGCTACTTTACCTACCTTACTTACCTTACCTACCTTACTAGCCTTCTTACTTACCTTCTTACCTGTAGACTCGGCAATTACTCCCAATTTCTTTAGTACTCGCTTCTCTGCTCGATGATATGGTATATTTTGGGCATGTGCAGTCCACCATACCATTACTTTGAATATCGGATCCAAATCAAATTCATCGTATCTAGTCTCTTCCTGGATAGAAATGGTATCTAGCTGTTTATACGCTGTGATAATACCATTCTTAATTACATCCGGCGTCATTTTAACAACCTTCATTGGATTTTGCATACTCGAAATTACGATTTCAATTGCCTTACGTAGTGTATCTGCGAGATTAGGGGTTCCGAACTGTAAGCCTTCAGACCGCATTCGAATCATTTGTGCAAATGCGTACAGCGCTATAAAAATGCGCTTTTTTGCGTGCAATTCTTCCATGGTGACGGTCTTTGATTTTGTAATAAGACGTTCCAAGTCGTAAATATGAGGATAAATCGCATCACGGATAGCAGAAATCATATTTTTTACATTAACGTACACTCCGATAGTGAAATATTTTAACGTGTATGTGATTTCCGACCAGATAAAATCCAACAGTTCCTTGTCGCGATTAGCCATTACATCAATTCCTTCGGTCGTGTCCATTTCTTCTAGATTATTCATCGTCTCCCCACACACTTTACAATATGTGTTATCAACGATATAATCATATAACATCGACCGTATCATTGCCGGCGACTTGGACTCGCTACGAGCCTTCGTTAGTTTTAAAACATGGTCGCATATAAGCGGTTGATCGCATACGTTACATGTATGCAATGGTCCGGTCCGCGGTTTCATATACTTTGAAACCTCACTAAGACCTCCAATCATCGCACCAGTGAACTTTGCATTTCGCAATCTACGTATCACAGTCTTATGTGGGCACGGTTTTCCAACCGACTCAAAACTGCGAACAAACGCATTATACTCTGCAGTTAGCTGCGAAAACTGCTTAGACTTTAACTCACTTTCAATCATGGCAACCGTTAATCTTCTACCTGGCGTTTTAAGTAAATTTTTTAGCTTTATGTACTCGGTTGGGAATCTGCGCTGAATAATAGAATACATTACGCTGATTTTCATATCTATTTCTATCTGCGCTAGGTATCGCACCCTTTGAAATTCCGCTTTCAGTAGATTGTTTTTGTATGTGGAGATTAAATTACGAGTCTTAGAGGAATCGGCGCCGGCTAGCAGTCCACTGTAATAGATTCTATCAAGTCCCACCACAAATGTCGACCTGGAGTCAAGTAATGCTCCACCGTACGGTGCGCCTATCTTGAAGGTTGACTTAAATGGCGCGAGAGTGCGGTTATATTCAGTGTATGGCTTGTACTGAATATACGGCATCATTGCGGCGATAGTAGCAAGAGTACCTTTTTGAAAATCAACACTGTACAGCAAAACATCACTATCAAAACAACCATTATCGATCAAAGGTTTAGCAATGTAGTTTGAAAATGGCTGTTTCTTCACATATACATATCCTTTCAACCGTACACGCTCAATAACCAGGCGAGTCCGTGTGCGGTCTGCGCTACCTGCGCTACCATCAATGAAAGAAAGTAATGGAAATTCAAACTGCATCATTTTAGTATTGAGGATACCGCGTATATTTTTATCGGTTGCCGCAGTAGCCGTAGGTTCACCCGTAGATTCACCCGTAACTGAGTTTTTAATATTTCGTGTACTGACATAGTTGACATCGTTTGACGTTAGTTTGTTTTTCTTCAACCTACGTGTTTTTCCGCCATCATAGCCTACACTATCCCCTATACTATCCCCTATACCGTCCACTATACCGTCCACTACACCGTCCCCTACATCATAACATACATCATAACGTACACCACCCGTCGTATCCGAAACCGTTGTAGTCACCACGGGTATAATGGCGGGGTTCATCCAGTAGTTGGAAAAGTTTGCGGTACCGTGGTTGGAATTGTATAGAGTTTTAGAATATCTTACTGATTCAATCAGGTCAAATCGTTCATCTCTAATTTCCACGGTGTACATTTCCTTAAAATCCATTATGCTGCTCAAGGGTAGCAGGTCAGATAACCCGTGCAGCGATTGGTCAAGTTCTTCATCATTCAGAAATCTATCAGTGTTTTTGACTACATTGATTTTCATTATTTAGGTGTAGATTATCTACCAACGTACTTTATATCTGTAGTTGGTATATTTCTATTACGTTATATTTGGTCTCGCGAGTATATCTCCAGTATGGCATACGAGTAAAATTGAATTGAACACTGTGTTAATATACATCTATATACTCACTTCATAATGGCCAGTCGATGGAACAAACGCCCTTCTAAGCGCCCGACGCAAAACAACCGTAACCGTAGTGGACCCCCCACAAATGGCCGTCCTAGCAACGCTAACCGCGACACTCCTAGATTTCGATCTCTGACTGAATTTCTATCATATATTCGCAAGAACCTAGTAAATGTTGATGCCGGTACCGCAATTGGCGAAATCACAAAACTTGTCGGGAGACAAGTAAATGTTCGATATGAGACAGTAACAACCGACGCACCGTTTCCCGCCGATCCCTCTGCATCACATAAGTATTTTAAACATCTCGCAGACAAAAACATCTCGCGGATAATTCTATGCTCTAAGAAAGACGCACACGCTAATCAGTTTGAAAGAGAATTGAGCGGCGTAGTATTGCAATATCCTACATGGGAAGTCTTAAGCTTGCCTCCTCAGTCATTTGCGCCTGCGAAACGCAGTGTTATTTGCAAAAATATCTCAAAGTACCGAATTTATGCTATCGAAGACGGTACAGTATTGACATTGTACAATTATCAATCAAACTGGGTACTTTCTAGCTCTAACGCTTATGATGTAACAAATATGCAATGGATCAGCGGAATTACGTATGACGCAGCACTTGCAGAACTTGCATCGCAGTTTCCCGAATTCAAGCTTGAATCATTATCGACCACGCGATGCTACACTATTGGAATGCGCCATCATTCTATGCAACCGCTCACTGCGGACACTCAAAAAGTATGGTTTATCTCCGACTGCGATCTGGCGTCAGTTAACTCGGGCGTTATCAAGATCATTCGATCCGGCGACTACATTGGGCTCCCATATCAGCCGATTGTTGAATTTGACGATACGTTGGAACCTGAACAGATCATTGATACTATCTCCCACTACAATAAGACGGCACTTGCCGATTATATGGCAACACAGTCACAATATCACCACTATACCCACAGTGATAGCGCACCAGGTAGTGATAGCAGTACCGACGGTACAGTCGAGACCCGCGCAGTTACACCTACCATCTGTTACGGGTATATCTTTCGTTCTACCGTAGACAGTATACCGTCGGTAATCTTCCCAAGCGATTTGCTTATGTGGCTCCGTAATAACGTCTACGATATGCCAAAAAAGCGAAAGGACGGCGAGAGATTCATTACGTTTGATAACCGTCGACATTATATTGCGCTGAAAGCGTATCTTAACCCGGAATCCAAGTATCAGTTTATTACCATGTTTCCCAATGAACAATCAAAGTACGATTCGTTCAATGTCGAAATTGGCCAGCTTATTCAGCTTGTTATTTCCGAAATGCGCCAGCCTACGTATACTACAAACTACATGGTGAGAACAATCCACGGTGTTTTGACTAACGCAAAGATTAGTGTTGCTGATCCGGAAATCTCGCACATCGTAATGGATTTCGCCCGCGATCCGCAATATCTTGAGATGTACTTTAAACATTTAAGCTGCATCCCTAGCGAAGAAAAAGAAAAAACCGAATGGTGAATTTATTAAACAACTTATAACCTACAAACATACACCACAATACATACTACAACACCCTATACAACCCTACACACTACAACAACCTATACACTACAAACATACAATCTACATTTCATATTTATGCATATGAACAACCTAGATTATATTTACAAATAATGTTTTTTTACGCTGTAAGATATACCCAAGATGGCAGACCGAGACGACGCCGCACTCAAACATTACGCTTCTAGATCCCAGCAGCCAAAGGTGCTTGCTGCAAAGGGAGCGGTTGCACCCCCGCCATCTACAAACATCAACATTACTTTTGATCAGGGATTCGGATCCATTAGTGATGAAATCAGCGACACTCGCTTCCGCTATATGGGAGTTGCCGCCCCTATTTCTCAATACGACCGCATGTACGGTCAACGCACAAAGTTTGGATGCATGGATGAAGGTTTCAATGCACCTAAGTAAAGATGTGTTGATTATAACATCTAAAACAACGTACTCAACTTACTCAACATAGTGAATCTACTCAACATACAACTTTAGCTGCGATCGCGCGCATAACTGTTTCAAGTTTGTCGACGCGACGGCGTAGCTCTTGAATCGACTCTTCTTTTTTATTTAATTCTGAAGTCATTACGGCAATCTCGATATACGCCGCGCGGTCTGGCTTCTTCCATATTTCATCAATTTGATTTATAGTAACAGGAAAGCAGATATTTCCATTTTCTTCCTTGCCGCGAAGCTTAGTTTCAAGAAAAAGTAATCCGTCGGCGTGCGCTTTTACGAAACCTCCTGGCCGAAAGCGCATGTTTTTTGACGCACGGTCAGTGGAAGCGACTGTACTACCGGTACTGCTACCAACCTTAAAAAACCGTATATGCGAACCCAGCGGAAGATTACCCCACATAGCCCTGGGTACATGAAAGTAGTCCAACATCATATTGTTTATCTCTTCAGGCTTATATTCTCTTCCAATGGTCCGCATGGGAGTAGATAACGACTGGGTAATTTGCTTATCTTTGCGTGGTTGCGTTCGTTGTGGCGACTGCGGTGATTGTTGCGGCGATTGTTGCGGTTGATGAGTTTGCGGTTGTTGCGGCGATTGTTTCCGCTGCGGTGAAACTTTCTCAAATATCTTATCAATCTCGCTAACTGCTTCATTTAAAAAACTTATACCTGCACGCTCGGGTGTTTTTTCTACTCTTTCATTTGTATAATCTGGCTGCAACGGTGACCGCGTTGGTGTGGCATTTGATTGTGTGGATGTTTGTTTAGGTGTTTGTTTAGGTGTTTGTTTAGGTGTTTGCTTGGGTGTGGATGTTTGTTTAGTGAGTGTCCGCTTAGGTGTAGGTGTGCGGGGTACCACCCTGACTATTCCGTCCATTATATATGGTAGGATATATTGTCTATAATAATCGCACTGTTTTGTATTTGATACAGTAGGCGCCTATGTTACTGTATCAAAACTACAAAAAAATTGTAGTTTTGAATACTCCAACTAAATCTAGCTTATTCATGGTTCAATGTACATTGTAACGGATATATTGTTTATTGTAAACAATCGTATCGTTGTAACGTGTTATTGGGTTATGATATAATGGTAGAGATAATGAAGAGTCACTACAGAATAATTTGTCTTTTTTAATCGTCTTTTTTAATCGTCTTTTTTAATCGTCTTTTTTAATCGTCTTTGCGGGGTTTTGTATTTAGGGTGACTGTGCGTACGCACTGGCTGTGGCTGGGGTTTCTAGGGTTCAGATCGGCCCACTGCCTGATCTAGATTGGGAAGAATTGTCAGTTCTATCCCAAAATCTATTATCCATACTGGAGTAATATTGCATTTGTTTATTTGTTTGTCTTGAGTTTAGGGTTATATATTGTTCCATTGAGAAATTCAGTTGTTATGGTCGGTTGTTATGGTCGGTTGTTATGGATGGTAGCACCACTCTATATTATATACCTTAGAAAGTTAAACGTCTAAATATATAGAGTGTATGGTATATAGCAATATAAGGCAATATAATCCCAAATCTGAAACATGGAAACTACACCCGAAGACAAAAATAGACAGGTTATCAAGTTTGCATTGGAAAGTGGATATGATGTATACCGGAGCATGCAAAAAAGCGAAGTTGTTGAACTAGAGGAGTTATATGCTAAAAAACGCATAACCGGATACGAATATAGCGGTTATTCAAGATTAGTAAATATATCACTGTTAAAACACAAGTTTACATTCCCGAAGACAAATATTGTTTCCGCGTGTTTTAAATTCGGAAAAATCACAGACAGTGTGCTAGAATCATGCAATTTCGGATTTATACATGGACACTACGATGGCGTATTTACGCCGTTGTCTATTTCCGGTTCACCTTCACTTATGTCGCAAGATGGTGAATATCGTGGTAGAGTTATAACCTTTGACCTGTTTACCCTATTATATGAAAAACATCGCAAACCGTTGCAGTTTATTGAAAAGATGGTAGCTGACAAAGTTGAGAATGGTGAATTGCTGTTGGACTTTGACATTTATGATTCCACTATTGACGGAGTAACCGAATCGGTGAAATCGCTATCAGAGTATATTGAAAATAACCGCGTTATGATTAAACTATACGTTGTTACTTGGCTTGGCGATTTTGTAAATATAACCGAGCAAATTGAAGAAAACCACATGAATCCAACATATAAGAGTATAATATATGATCCCGACGACAAAAAATATCTCGATCAAATGAAGAAAAATGTAAGCGAAACTCGTATAAAGGATATACTAAAGGAATTTAGAGAGTATAATGTTAACGGCAACTCTACAATTTATAAACAACCTAAAATCGGTCAAAAGTTTACCCCACTTACAGCCGGAGATATAAAACGACCAGACTGTAATAGTTCGGCTTGGAGAGAAGTATTGTTTGCATCTTGCGCATCTAACCTGGTAGCGAATATCATTTGCCCATGTTTACCAGTGTTGCTTTCCTGGTTTTATGTAAAAGGTGGTCCTACAATTTACGATAATGTCACCATGCATGCATTGTATAATGAGTCTGTACATGCTGAAAAGTGGAAACTAAAAATAACAGAAGCCGCCAAATATGAAGTTGGTCGTGGTGACGGCGATAGCGATAGTGTTGACGGTGAAAGTGGTGACATCGCAGATAGCCATGACTCCGCTGATAGCGACAAATCCCCTATAAAGTCAAAAAACTTTAAGCGCGTTGAAGCTATTATGAACAGTGCTGAAGTGCAAATAGATGAAAATTTACGTTACGTTGACAGATCGATATGTGTTATGTCAGAAGCTCTCGGTAGAACGGTAAAAGATATTTTAATGCTTCTTCAAAGTCCATCGTGTATCGATGTCGCACCTGAACTATGTGCCATTTTTAAAGATATCACGTTGTTTAAGCGACATATGTTTGATTACGCGTATGCACTTTACAGTCTACATTCCCGGTGCGGTATAATTCACTCAGACTTACACTTAAATAATGTAACGTTGTTTCAAAACTTTCAGGTTTACGATGAAAAAGGAGGTTCTAGAATAAAAGATCCTAAAATCTTATACCGGTTAGATAAAAACTACATTTTCAAACACGTTGGTATATTTAGCGCGGTTATTGATTTCTCGCGTGGATTATATTGCCATCATTACAATGACGGCAACTGCTCTAGCTTACCGGATGACTTCTATGAAAAGCAGGTAAACCGAGTGTTGTTTCTGTTGCATTCTAACTTTCCAGAGTATTTTGCAAAACACAGACTAAAGATCACAGCGCGTCTGCTCACCGAATGGAATGATTGTTTTAAGCTTATAAGTGCAATTGACGCGTACATGTTGTTTAAAAACCTAAATGCGAGATTCCAATCGGATCCGACACTCAAAGATCCTAAATTTAACATTACTATACCTGAGGTCTTCCCGTTTTTAGAAGAATGTGCAGCTAAAGCGAAGGTTATTATGGATACTGCATTGGATCAGCTTGTTGCAGCCAGTGTAGACAGTGCAGATACTGCAACGACCGCCGACACTGCAGCAACCACCTGGCCAATGTTGGATTTCATCACTGAGGTATTCTCAGAATTTGTCGTGCCCGATGACAAAATTGTCGACCATAACGTCGTAGACATGTACAACTATAACTTTAAACAAGAGGTTGACTTGGGTGACTATTCGACATGGAACGATATATACCGCCAGGAACAAATCTATAAGTACTACGAAAAGTTGTTTGGGCACAAAGTCGATGGTGAAGAAAGGGATTTACGTTATATGCGCAATAGAGACGAGCGCGCGCAGTTACAAGAGGTTGAAGATCAAATAGAAGTAACTGAACCAATTGTGTACCCTGAGTGGATGTTTAGATAGTGGATGCAGGTGGTTACGTTTAGATAGTGGATGTTTAGATAGTGGATGCAGGTGGTTACGTTTAGATAGTGGATGTTTAGATAGTGGATGCAGGTGGTTACGTTTAGATAGTGGATGCAGGTGGTTACGTTTAGATAAAAAATACAGTAGTAAGTAAGGTGGCAAGTAAGGTAGCATCACCTTTACTCATACTTTCCGCGTGTTGCGGTGTATCCGCAGATACAGGAATACATAGTGACTTGATTTACGCCGACTCTAAGTACGTTTAGATAATTCAGCTTACACTCTGGACAGTCTTTTAAGATTACGTTTGCTGCAGGGTCGTGCGCAGAGTTCTCAATAAACACCATATGCTTCATAGTTGACTCGCTAGATTCAAGGAAATCTTCATCCATAAGCGTGTCATCCGGTCCACCGTCTACCTGTGAGCACGCACAATTAAATAAGATTTTACCAGTGACTGTAGTTTGCTTGTGCATTAAAAGTCCACATTTATCACAGAATCTCATGGTTGTTGGTTATGTATGTTTACACTGTATCGCCGACGCTGTATCGCCGACACTATATAATACAGTATGTGGATTTCAAATGTAAAATTGCAATCGCACTACGGACATAACATAGACATACTACCAACATACCATTTTATTTTTTCTTTTTTGTAGCGGTCTTTGCAGTAGGTTTTGCAGTAGCTGTAGTGGATGCAGGTTTTGCATTTGCGGTAGTGGCTGTATGTTTTGCGGTAGCTGTATTTGCAGTAGCTGCATTCTTTACCACTCGCGCTTTTACAACAACTCTAGCATTCGTATTTTGATCTTCGAATTTGATACCCCCGTCAACCATCGCATACACTGGGATTGCACCGTTACTGAACGCATTCTGCACAAAGTTGTTTTTGAACCCGTGTCGATATTTATCTATTGTTGCCGGAGTTACAACCTTAACAAAGTGCAATTTCTTACCTCGCTGCGCAATTATATCTACCATTTTCCCAATATGCAACACATTATACCCTGCTACCTGATATGTATCAAGTACACTCTGCATCCCGTATACTGTTATATAACATATTGTATAATACAAAAAAAACATTGTGTGTTTAGAAGTCAAGGTAGTGAGCATACATATTAATCAAATGTAACTGCAAATACCATAGTGTTTGGGTTCCAAACTTCATAATATTGCGATACCTGTTTTTTCCCATCGACCAGTGTACATCTATCTCCAACATATCTACGAATAGCCAGCGGTGATCTACGTGCCATAAGTTCACGGCGAGCCATAACAATAGGATCAGTCATTCCTGTAGTGTCAATCATACAGTCCGCGCGTCGTTCTATCTGGGTCGCTCTAATAGATACAAGTTCCGTGATTTCAAACTTAGTCAATACGTCTGACGTTATTTTGTTTTCCTCTTTTACAATAATGATTTCTTTCGAGTATTCGTTGTTTATACTGTCTTTGCAGTCTACGTCATCTATATCTGCATCTGCATCTGCACCTACACCTACACCTACACCTGCACCGTCACCTACACCTTCATCTGCACCTTCATCTGCACCGTCATCGTCTCCATCAATGGTGTCTTCTATGTCTTCGCCGTCATCAACACCATTACCTTCTTCATTACCTTCTTCATATATACCATCAACACCTTCATCATTACCGTCATCAACACCATCAACGCCGTCAACTTCTTCATTTACATCCGAGTTTTCAATCTCAACGTCACTGACAACTTCATCGGTATTGTCATCACCGTCCATAGTGTACAACTGTATATATTCATACATTAATATTCAATTGTAGAATATAAAGTTATAGGCTACAACTTACTACCATACTACAACTTACTAACTTACTACCTTACTAACACACTACATTACCTAACATACAAATGTGGTTGCTTACAACATTACTTACAACCGTTATCTGTTGGCTTCAAGACCTGTATATCCATGCGGTAGATTTATATAAGCTCGGTTACATAAATATTGCAGTGTGTCGACAATCGTTTTACGAGCCATCAAGAACGCGACTGCTATATGCCGAGTTGGAGTATACGGAAATTAGATTTGTACCTGCAAACGATACGCCGGTGATTCGGTTAGACGTTACTCCTTTTACCGACGCGTATTATAATATCACTCGCGTATCTACTATATTTACGCTGTCACAGTGGTATAGGCGGCTATGTGTTAATCCCTTGAAAATTAAGCTATACTATATGTACAAGGGTGACGTATTTCATTCGTATATTGACTTTGAGACTGAAATTGACTCAGTTACAAATTCACCCGTGGATTATGTTACTTTTGACGAATTATCTATGTTAAAATGCGATTAAAAACAACGTACGCGTCGTATAATTGATATGTTACAACATACCTTATGATTTTTTTTTCAATTAAATCATCACCTCATTATACGTATACAACCAACGGCGGGTGCGTTGATTATATTATATGAGCAATTATGTCGATTTTGAACACTCGCGGTTGCTCCCGGACGATAAAGTTGCAAATAATGATAAAGTTGGCGGTGTGTATGGTATAGATAATGATAAAGTTGACGGTGTAGGTGGCGGTATGGATGTAGGTGTGGTCGTTGAAGGTATGGATGTAGGTGACGGTATGGTCGTTGAAGACTATGATCCGTCAATTGACACGCCTGTTGGTGATGTTGACTTTTCTGACTTTAACGATACTGCTGGCGATACTGCTGGCGATAATAACGCATACGCATATGCTATGGAACCTGAAGATTCAGTAACCGTTGAAGAAATTGTCCAGTCCAAAATCTCTAAAAATGTTAGAATGTTAAAGCAATTTTTCCAAGATAAGAACCTAATTACTGAAAAGGGGAGTCCAAACACCAATATTATTTCTACAAGTGAAAAGAAAACCTATTATCTACCCCCTGCTCTAGACGAAGAGTTCTTTACGATTATGGAAGAGTGCAGGAAGGAAAAAAGACTATTACACTACGGTGAGCGTCAGGTTACTGATACGGTCAGTCACAGCGGTATCATGATTGATATTGATCGATTTCAGGAAGGAAAGGAGTCGACTATCAACGAACGTTGCTATTCTACATTTATTACCGGTATTAGTGAAATATTCCGCAAGTATTTAGATTTAAGTCCACTTGCAGTGCGGGGCGAATTTCGATACCGCGTGTTTATTATAAAAAAGCCGAAACCCATTATTTCTGCGCGTAAAATCGCAGATAAGACAGTCTACAAGGATGGGTTTCACATGCTTATTCCCGAAATTCAAATTGTAAAAGGCATGAAAAAGCAACTCCTGCTCGAACTAAAGTCGGGGGGCTGGGTAAAACGCGCGTTTCGCGATATGGAGAATATTGAGGACCCAGACAATCAGCTTGATATGTGTAGCGCCGCTAATCTCGTGCAGTTCTTTGGAAACTCAAAACCAGAACATCCACCGTATCCTCTGGATTGCGTATACGATGCAATTATTCAAGTTGACGACGGATACGTTGAGCGAGAGAAGTTGAATGTCGCGGATATTGCTGCAGGAAAGGGTCCCGGTGGAATGGCCATCAATCTTACATATGAGATGGCATTGTCATTTTACATGGAAAAGCTGAATGGATTACCAACATGGTTAGTAAAACGCAGCATCGAAGTTAAACCCGAGTACAGCTTTGGCAAGGTAGTCGAATATGAACAAACAGACGACATTCTTGATGCTGACGATTCATTAGACCTACTCACAATGTCGAACGCAGAGTCAAAATATTTAAAGTGCATCTTGGGGATTTTAGACATCTCATATGCGACAGAATACGAGAAGTGGTTTAAGGTAATATGCGCGATCGCACACACTAACACAACATATAAGCCACTCGCGATCTGGTTCTCTGAGCGATCACCGGAAAAGATGTCTATGGTCGGCCTAGATAAGGTTTGGAGCGACGCACTAAAGCGTACCGATAGCACGCTTACCAAGCGCAGTATCATGTTCTGGGCACGCGAATCATCCCCTGCGAAATTCCGCGAAATTGAAAAAGAAAACTACGCGGAACAACTCGCAAAGTATGTTTACCAGAACGAGGGGCGCGTCGAACATTCTATGGTTGCGAAAATTGTACATGCAATGTGTTCCGAGAAGTTTGTAGTTGATGTCGGGTACAATGAACGCACGGCTCGCACGGGATACATGTGGCTTGAATACGTTACTCCCGGGCAGGCAATGAAAAAGGGCGAAGTGTGGAAGTGGCGACGTGAGGCCGACCCTGACAATATTCACTTGTTTATCTCAGAGCACATGCCAAAGATTTACGCAGAACAAGTGCAGCGGATTCGGGATCGTAAAGATAACGCACAATCGGAGCAAATTGCCAAATACTGGAACAATGTAGAGAGAACATTTCGAATGTACATGTCGCGGCTGTCAAACGATGGATTTCAGCATGGTGTTGTAAAGCAGGCGCAGTATCGATTTAGATCACGGGGGTTCATTGAAGAGCTTGACTCTTATGAAAACGTTATGGGAGTTGGAAATGGGGTGCTTATCACGGCAGGCGCTCCGCAGTTACTTCGCGGTTTTCACGAGTATAAGATTTCAAAGTATACTGACACTGATTATGTGCCATATAACCCAGATTGTCCCATCCAGCAAAAGATAATGCAATGGTCTCGCGATATTTTCGTGGAGCCCGACGTCAACTTTTTCATGTGGTGCCACGCGTCAACCGGAGTCACGTCGTACGAATCTGCGTGTATTTTTCTAATGTTAATTGCCGGTGGTCAAAATGGAAAGACATCCTGGGCAAAGATGATCCATAACACACTTGGAAATTCATATGCTGCTGCGGGTAAGCCATCACTGCTCGTTAATTCAATGGAGCGTGGCGAAAGTGCAAATTCAGCACAGATGCAGATGCGCGGTAAAACATTCTTTTACCTTGACGAATTTACAAAATCCAGCACCATTAATGACGCACGACTTAAAGGAATTGTGACTCCGGGTTGGCAATCTGGTCGCGATTTACACGAAAAACAGTCTAATTTTAAGAACACGTGTAATCCTATGGCACTTAGCAACTTTGACTTCTTTCTTGACACGCAGGATCATGGAACCTGGCGCCGTATCTATTATTACAAAAACAAGGCAAAGTTCTCGAAAAACCCTGATCCAAACAATCCACATGAGAAATTAGCAGACGGAAAGTGGGAATCAACATACACGAACGACCCCGAGTATAAGTCCGCGATGCTGGCATTGTTAGTACACTTTAATCAAGTGTTATGGACAAAGTACGGAGGCGACATTAAGAACATTCCAGTGCCAACCATTCAACGGGAAACTGAAGAATATCGTAACAAACAGGATACTCTCAATGCATTTATTACCCAGATGGTCGTATTCTCACCTGCGGTCGAACATATTTCCCTGCCGAGTATCGCGCAGCACTATATTTCGTGGCACGCAATGAATATTAAAAGTAATAAGGCAAGTATGGAACCACTGGCAGTACAGGCAGATGTAGAGAATTCACGTTTGAGTTCGCTGTTTGTATTTGATCAGTCGGGAACAAAGATATTGCGCAACCATCGCGTTCGCACAACACCGGACGAACCGCTGCTGGAAGGCGAATCGTTTCTTAATAGCGCGGCTACTAAGGCTGCGGCTGTAGCTACACCTGTAGCCGCTACAACACATGCCGCATTCAATATTGATATTGGCGACAATATTGATAATATTGCACCTACGCACATGCCTATGCCTATGCCCATGCCTACGCCCATGCCTACACCTGTAACCGTGCCCATACCCATGCCTGCACCGTTACCGGCAGCACCTAAATATGTTGCCCCTAGAAAGCAGGATAACACAAAACCATATAAGCAAAAAATAAATTACGTTGGGTTTGAACAGTGATTATGTATCAGCATACTAATACAGCATACTTATGTATCAGCATACTTATGTATTAACATACTAATACAGTGTACGTATGTTCACCGCGACCGACCACGGTTGGCTCTGCTGCAGTTAGCGCGTTGCTACCATTCGCGCTGCTACCATTCGCGTTGCTACCATTCGCATTGCTACCAATAATAGATTCTCGCGGGTAATAGTTACCGTCCCGCAATACAAAATATCTTTTTTGTGCCGGTGCTTTCTGTACAGTTGGGTTTCTTATAGCACATAATCGAAAGTATTGTTTGATAATGTCCATGGTGTGTAACTTGTAGTTTGTAGTTTGTAGTTTGTAGTTTGTAGTTTGTAGTTTGTAACGTATAGTTTAACGGTAACAATTTACACTCTTAATAAATCAATCTAGTAAACTCTATAATCTTATCCGGAGGTAACATTGAAATAAGTATTTCCATTCTCTTTGAAACGACTTCATCACGCACTTCATTTGCGTCGATTGAGTCATGCAACTTCAATACAGTTGATTGTAAACGCGTAATTTTGTTTTCTAGCAGCGTTTTCTCCTTTATGTGTGTACGCTGAAGCTCAGCGTGTTCGATTTCTAACTCAGCGTACTGTGAAAGTAGTCCGGTCGCAATTTTAACAGTATGTATACTGAATATCAGTTCCGATCTGAATTTATCACTAGCGCCCCAACCAGACCATCCAGCTATACTTTTTTTGACTACCCGATATACATTAAGCGCCGTATCGTCGGTAACAATTAATAAAATTGTCGGTATGCCAGGTACTCTAGTAATTTGCGCATGGTCAGTCACTGTATCATTTATATTATCCACCACGGGTACAAATTCCTTGCAACTTACTGGTAGTTTGTTTAGGTAATGTCTTATAACGCCGGGGTAGTATCCGTCCAAATAATTGTTAAGGCCAGTCAATAGATCCGATGCAATGCCTATAATATACTGTTCGGATTCACCTCTCGTATTAGCAACGTGTTTAATAATAACTGCAGACATGGCGGTGTATGAATACCTAGGTTATATATGTGTATGATGATTGTTTAAAAAAATGAATTTTCCATTATGAATTTTCCATTATGAATTTTCCATTATGATGTTATCTGACTACTGTGATTACTGACTGCTGCAACTGCTGCAACTACTGCAACTACTGACTGCTGCAACTACTGCAACTACTGCAACTACTGACTGCTGCAACTACTGACTGCTGCAACTACTGCAACTGCAACTACTGACTAAATCCGGCTGTCGATAGAGATGATGTGCCAGAATTAATATTTTTTGACAGTAAGAATTTACCGATCGCTTCCGTTTCTTCTTCCGTATATACAGGCCGTTGTCGTTTTTCTGGGTATTCCGTGAGTACTCTAGGATTCAAAAATTCCTGAACCGCAGCTTCGTAGCAGAATTCCGCCGGTACTGCAATCTTTAATTCTGCGATTATCTTGGCAATTGACCCGTGTTTTTTCATATTTTCCAATGCACGTTTTGGTCCAATTCCCGGAAGCGTCTTTGTGGTATAATCGCTGCCCAATAGCACACAAAGTTCTACAAATTGTAGTCGGTTCATGTTTAATACTCCCAATGTTTCAGCAAGACCGACAAGTGTAACTTCACGAGTGGATGCATTTAATCCGAGACACTGCTGCACTGCGCCAAATGGTAGCGCGTCAATGTCTTCTGTGGCCAGAATGTCAATATAACCTACAGTGGTTGCATGCGCACCCTGCGCCTCAGCTTCACCCGGGGCATCGATGTACTCAACGCGCATTAAGCGCAATAGCTCTCGAATATCGTCGAACGTACCCGGGGGAATTTTAATAGCGCTTGCCTTTTCTTCCCTCTTTTTTCTCTGCGCGCAAACGCCGGCCTTTAGATTGGGTGGCTTACCATCGAAAAAGAACACGGGACAGATTCCATGCCTCCAGTATGCGATAATACGATTAAAAACCCCGCGCAAATGACTACTTGCAACGTGATTCTGATGTAGCTGATAAACCATTAGCGACGTATCAAGCCCAACACGCTTGCCGGCAAGTTCTTTTACGCTTACCTTCCGCATGGCAGCTGATATAATTTTCCGTAAGTGTTTTATTCCCATTGATATACCTACGATGCTATTTCTACGTTGATATGCTACTTTACCGTTCAAAAGCCTAGAAACTGTTCGTCTGCGGCAATATACCCGTCTATATTACACATCAGGGTGGGTCTAATTTGATATATGTCGTCGATTGCATTGTACCTAGCGTCTAATTTTGTATATAATATGTGTTTAGACTCGGGAAAACGGGAATCTGCATGAATTATTTGCGTTCGGTATGTGTCATAGAAACAGTGCTTGAGACGTAATAGGTTATTCATAAATGTTTCTTCAACGCTATCGTACAGCGAGTTAACCGATAACAGGTTAAATTCGCTGGACAGTAAATGGTTTATTATAGAATCGCGTATGCTAAAATAACGTATGCACCAGTCGTAGTCTAAGTTTACAGATTCCGTAAACCTGCGCAGATTCCCAGTGTGCGTTGAGATGTCATCTCGCAGCGCATAGAATATAGCAAGTCCATCAATCAAATCACTCCCGCATAAATCGCGTGCTCCGGGTATCTTCATGCTAAGATAGATTGTCTCCCAGTGAACTTGCTTTTTTCTATCTAGTGTCATTCCCTGTGTAGTTAAGTTGATATATGCGATTACAGTGCATATATCATACGTAGACGCGCGCCACGTATAACTGCTTAAAATCATTTTAGCATTCTCTGGGTCAATGTCCGGAGAAGTAATGGTGCTGGCAATTGCTCCGATATCAGTGAGATAAAACTTTGAGGTTACAATATCTGCACCGTCAACGCTACCAACGCTATCTGCTGTATCTTTACTTTCACCATCAACGTTACCATCAACGCCACCATCAACGCCACCATCAACTCCCACCAAACCCATGGCATAAAGTTTTTCCATTGCGTACCATAGTGCGTCAGGAGATGGTAGCTGTATCATATCAATGTCATCTAGATTAAAATAAAACTTTGATTCTACAGTGTCAGCGGTACTACCTACACTGTCAGCAGTACCTACACTGTCAGCAGTATCAGCGGTACCAAACATTAAAGTTTTTGTATCCGGTAATGTAACCTGTTGCTTAATAATATCCAACATAATGGGCGTAACGTCTGCGATTAATATCTGTGGGTGTTGCTGCTCTGGAAGCAAATTATATATGTATTCGGGGTATAATGGGTAAAATACGCCCCGAAACTTACGACCTGCGCGTCCCATTCTCTGCGTTATACGCGACTTTGGGGCCGGCTTTGTAATTAACCCAGATACTCCATATACGGGATTAAATTCCACGTCTCGACTAAATCCCGCGTCAATCACATACTTTAAGTTGTCTAGAGTAAGTCCCGTCTCTGCAACGGCAGTACTCAAAATTACTCTACGATATGGGACATATGTTTTACTGTCCATACTTGTGGTACCTTCAACTTTACTTCCTACTTTACCTCCTACTTTACGCACTTTACCTCCTACTTTGCGCACTTTACCTTCAACTTTATCCGTTATAGTTACGCGCTGTTCTTTAACATCAGTTGTCATCATTCGCTTGTCATGTGTATTTTGTTTTACTGCCGCGCCATCTATCTGTAGTAGCGAAAATACATCTTTTGGTGATTCCTCTGCGAGTTTGCGATTTACATCTTCTAGTTCTTTTGCTAGAAGTTTAAATTCGGGCTTTCCTGGTAAAAAGATTAGAATGTCGGCTTGAGCCGATTCTTCTGCGCGCTCTCTACATATTTTGTCTACTATCTTAGCTGCAGCATTGGGATAATTGTTTACGATTCTACCTTCATTCCAATCCCACATTTTATCAAATCCCGCAGCCTCACCTTTACACCAGATAAAATTATCACTTTGGTTTGCAGGTGTAGTATCTGCAACGGTTGCACCGTCTGCGGTGGCAACAGCTGCAGTGGCGCCGTCTGCGGTAGCGCCATCATAAAGATCAAAATACTTTAAAAACGGGACCGGGTCAAATGTCGCACTCATCAATACTAGAAATGGACAGTCCTCGCGCATGCACACGCGAGTTAAAAACTGCTTTAGTATCATAATAGTCAGATCGGTTTGATGGTCACGCTCATGCGTTTCATCGATCAATATAAATGAATATCTGCGACATAATTCGTCGTCAGTCATTGATTTTAGCTGCTGAGTTAAAGTTCCAATTGTCGCACTTAAAAGACTGTACCGGGATGGGCGAATTTTATTATTTTGCGTGGACCATCCTACAGTATCTCCGAGGCGCAGAAATTTATAGTGGGTTGTCATTTGATTAACATTTTCAATTGCAGTAAGAACTCGAGGTTGAGTACAAATGAGTCCGGGCTTGTGTTTGTTATATATAAACCTTTCGAATATTACAGGGGGGAGTAGAGTTGACTTGCCACTTGCCGTCTCACTTTTAAGCACAAGTACTCTGTTTTTTATACCAACTCGAGACAATCTTATTTGAAACCAGTTAAGTATATATTCGTACGGTACCCAATCTGAGAGTTCTTTCTGCTTTTCGGGGTCCTCACTATAGAGTTTCCCCTTTATCATTAATGTCGGTTTACTCATCTGTTTTATACAACCTACAACTTACTACCTTACAACTTACAACTTACAACTTAACTACCTTACAACTTACAACTTACTACCTTACAACTTACACTATACCGTTTAAATGTTATGTATATATATGCGCATATATATAAACAGTGATGCTCGTGGCCGATCATTTGCTTCATCTGGAGCAAACACAAGAGCATATAATGGGTTTATTTGATTATATCGCACATTCATTAAAGCTAAGTGAACATATATGTAACGACAAAAACGACACCATAACCGACACCATAACCGACACCGTTAACAAAAACGACACCATAACCGACACCGTTAACAAAAACGACACCGTTAACAACACCGTTAACAAAAACAATACAATTAACATAATAGATGATAGCGTTGACTGGATTAGTAGTGAGGACACACCAGACTACCGAGTGTGTAGGATATATACGGTATTAAGTAGAATGGGATTTATTAACCCACAATCATGTACAAAAAAGATAAGAAATTGTAGAATATTGTGCAATGCGTGTTCTAAGTATAAAATGATTGTGCATCGCGTTATATTTGATGTGCTGGATGGCGCGCCTGACGTGTGTCGTCCTCACGTTAACAATATGTGGGACTGTTCCATGATAGATGCTATACCATACATCAATTATTTAAACAAGTATGATCCCAGGTGCGGTAGAGTACCGTTTGCTCGAGACCTGCTAACTGGATTAGCATCAAGGGGGTTGTATCGTTCATGTGATAGTATACGTATTAATGATTTGGGATGTAAGTTACATCAGTGCAGCGTCTGTTTTATTAATGAACGAGCGGGATTTGCAGAATTTGAAAGGTCAGTCGTACAGTTACCGCGCGAAGTCGTGCAGTTACCGCGCGAAGTCGTGCAACTGATAAGATTATATAGCAGGCAAAAAATGACTATAGGTTTAGGGCGATCTCGTAAGGTGTGTTACATGAATCCAGAAAAGTTGCAATCATGCGTAATATATAATGTGTGTCCGATGGATTTAATACCGTGTCGCATGCTCGATAAATCCGCGTGTTTAAAGTGGACATCTGTAAAACAATCTATATGTGTGGGTTGTTGTAATTTTCTAAGGTGAACACATTCAAATATTATACACTTTATACTTATACACTTTATACTATAAGATCATCATGATTGCATATATAATAGTTTTATTCTTGGTTTTGATACTTGCGTATTCTATCATATCGTGCAAGGATGGTAAAATGTATACGACATTGCATGGTATATTCGGCGGCGGTGCCGCAAGTGACAACTTTGTTCCCGGTCAACTGAATAAGACGCGAAGCATTACGTTATACCATACAACTTGGTGCGGATACTGTAAACGTTTGATGCCCACATGGAACCAGTTGAAAATGAATCTGGTAACAACGGGAATTAAGTTTATTGAAGTTGATGGCGACGATGCAAAAAAGTCGGGAAGAGCATCTGACGTCACATCATATCCAACATTACATAAGCTTGACGAGAATGGCGTACGTAGCAGTTATACTGGCGTGCGCGACTATAAATCATTGCGCGACTGGATTGTGTCACCGTAAAACCGTTAACGTACCATGACACACCGTAAACACACGTACCGTTAACATACCGTAAACACACCTACCGTTAACATACCGTAAACACACCTACAGTCAACATACCGTAAACACACCTACCGTAACACCCACCCGTCAATAATTCTTTTTTCCTGTACCGTCGTACGGTGCCCCAAACCCGCCATTTATCATGTATTCGGCAATGTTGATGCCAATAGCGCCGTCGCCTGTAGCGCCCGTATTAATATCAACCAGTAATCTTCCATATTTATCAGAGCCTAAAACTTCACAGTCGACGGTCTTGTCGAGTATCAGATCCCGCAGTGCGTCCCGTGCAGTAACTGCCGCAGTGCGCTCGTCTGTGTCCTTTGTTCGCATTTCGGCAGAGTTAAAACCTGACAATCTACATGAAAATTTGTATAAACCGTTATACCATATTACTAGCTGTACTGTATCGCCATCGTACACCGAAACGCATTTGGCTTTATATTTTCCGGTTATTTTAAACCATGGTGTGTCGTACGTGGCAGATTGGATTTCCTGATTGTGGTTTTCCATTTTACAATACTATATACATTGATAAAAAAATTAATTATTGACGGTGGGTGTTTATGGCGGGTGTTTATGGCGGTACCAACATATACGCTAGATGTAATCATCTATGCTATCAGTCGACGGATGCTGCAGGTTGAGATTCTGCAGACGCCGCAGGTTGAGACTCTGCAGCTGCCGCAGGTTTAGTTGTAATGGGAACAACGGTGCGGTTGAAGGTCAAGTCTGACAGTTGACATACGAGAAACAAATCTCCACCTTCTCCGTTTACAACACAGCGATTACGAAATCGGATTCTGGCCACGGCCAGAACTACACTTTTCCCATCCGCATTTTCCCCATCCGTGAATTCAACGACTGAACCGTCAACCAACTGCGCCGGAGCGATAAAGTTAATCTTATCAAACTCGCGCTTATAGTGCATGGAAATCTGCTTGAACACAAACCCCACGTTATAAAATTCGGGGGCTGGAGTGGCGTCAACGTTAGCGTCAACGGTGGAATCAACGTTGGAATCAACGCTGGCGTCAATATTGTCAGTAACATCCGTTACTTTTGCATCATCGCTCATTTTGTGTGATATACTGTTTTATAATGTAGTGTTCAATTGTATATTCGGCAGAATGCTCGACGATACAAAAAAATGCGGTAGGTGGTATGGTGGGTGGTAGTAGGTGGTGACGGTAGGTGGTGACGGTAGGTGACAGTGCGGTATGGAAAACCCCTACAACGCGTCAATATTATACTGTTGAAATATGTGCAAGAATCGTTTTTTGTTCTTGCAAATCGCATTGTAAAACTTGATAAACGTGTTCTTTTTAGTATTGTCGCACGCCGATTCGATTTTATCGATGCTCAAATTCCAACGACATTGTACTGATAGCATCCATATACAACCAGCAACTTTGCTAGGAGGTAGGCTAGATAATCCAATATTTTTATCATCTGCGAGATCAATAATATCTTTGCAGAAGTCAATATAATGATTATCTTGCTCCAGAGTCTCAAGATATCTTGCTGCAAATCCCTCGTATGGTTCTTCTGTGATTTCTAAGTCCGTTAACCCATCAGATATTAATTGACGTACAGTATCTTCCCCCACAGAGAATCCATCTGCCTGTAAACACATAAACTGTGCAATATCTTTTGGTTTACGCGGAATCTTGCGTCTATTACATTCAAAGAATAGAAGTGCTGCGATAATTTCATTTTTAACGTTACTGCGCTTCACGAATTTCTTTTTACCTACTGCATTTCCATCAATGTCATAAACATCAAGTTTAGCATTTTTCTGAATCATATTATACTGATCTGCAACGGTTTCTAAAATGTCTTTTTGAAACTTATCGCCGATACCTCCAAACTTTTCATTATTCCAATGTAGCTGTTTAGATACAACATCCCTCTGACATTTGGAATATTCCGTGAATCGTCCATGCATCGTTGAACGTACTTCTGCAACTGTTATGTCTGCAGATTCAGTTCGCAGACATGACGGACACTTATACTCAGATAAATGGATCACCATTATAGTATCTGGGCAGTCCGGGCACATATTATGCATGGAAAGATCCATTGTAGTATGTTCAAAGTCGTTTCCGTAACTTTGAACATTAGTATTTGCAGTCAGTGTAGTTACTGTAGTCTCTGTAGTCACATGCGCATCCACAGTTGAAACCTTGTCACCAAGGAGTCTAGATGTACCTTTTCCTGGTTTTTTTACTGGTATTTTACTCTTCGTACCCACGCTACCGTCGCAGTATTCTTTACACAGCCTATATGTGCTGTAAAATGCAAATTGGTCGTCGTCAACAAGCGCCACCTTATCCATTGCGAGTAGTTCTATAACTTACCCACTAGAATTCAATTTTGCGAGCCTTCGATGGTATACAATAAACAAATTTCTAAATAGATATTTGTAGTAGATAGATATTTGTAGTAGTATATACCCATGTATTGTTAAATGACGGATAAGCAAAAACCCACACTTGAAAATATAGCCCTTTCGTTTGACCCTGCGTTTGATAGAATAGATGAGATTCTAAAGGTGTTACGTGAGTTTATAATCTCGCGCGGGTTGATTATTTATGGCGGTTTGGCAATTGACTACGCGTTGAGGTTACACGGCGATAAGATTTACCCTGATGACTTACTGCAAGTTGACTATGATTTTCAGTCTCCAGATGCCATTGAGGACGCATATACTTTATCCGAATTGTTTTACGGTATACTGCACGAACATTCTCCGGCAGATACAGTACGTACAATCCGCGGTATTCATATTCAAACTATGCGCGTTGATATAGGCGACAATCACTTTCTAGCCGACGTTTCATACGTGCCCAAGTCTGTATTCGATAAGCTACCATCGATTGAATATCGTGGAATGAAGATACGCCATCCCGATATGCAGCGAATCGATATGCATTCAAGCCTTGCTTTCCCATACGATAACGCACCCATGGAAGTTATTTTTCATCGATGGAAAAAAGATATAACGAGATTCAACTTACTCGCGCGTTATTATCCTATAGAGTCCGATTATATGATGCCAGTTGGTCGAGTTAAGACTACATTGCATCCTGCATCTACCCAACCTACATCTACACAACCTACACAATCTACCCAACCTACAATAATAAACGGATTCGCTGCATATGGCCTATACTATAATGAACTGTACGGTAACGATCCGGCACCTGCAGACATTATTCCGGGTTGGTATTTTAGTAGTGTTGCTGGTACGGGCGTGAGTGGAGGCGCTAGCAAACGTGTTGCCGCGAGTACAGTCACGCCATACTATGAGTTCTACGGCAGTGAACTCTGTTTAGCGTCAACTGAACTGCATATTCCTGCAGGTGCAACCGGTGTTGAACGATACCGACCGTATATAAACTTGGTTCCCGAACTATTATATTACACTTCCGATACGCGAGTATGTGTTGAAGTGCTAGAAGGAAAGCAGATTGGAGTTGTAAAGATACAGAAGCATTACGTTGTTTGTATCCAATACTTGCTAAAATACTTTCTGGGACGTTACCTTCATGCGGTTATGGTTGGTGGCAGCAAAGATGGTAGTGGTGATACAGGTAGTGTTAAAGATGGCAGTGGTAAAGATGGCAACATTGCCAGTGAAGTGTACCTGGGACATTATGTGAGCACATTAAAAATGGTTAATGTTGCATCGCACCCGGAATTAACTGGGCTTACCGCAACTACTCTTGGTTCAAGCACATCACTTACAAAAAAAACTGCAATTGAAAATATGTTAGCTGATATGGGAAAGCCGTCGGTTACAGCAGTGTTGCCGAGAAATTATTATCCTAGTAGAGGTAAGCGACCCACGTTTGACCCAACAGGAAATCCAATTTATTCAGAAAGCGGAGAACCAATTGTAGATTAATCACCACACTAGTAACACTATACTACAAATAACACTACAAATAACAATGCAAAGATTATACGGCGTTGTAAGGCAAAAAAACCATAACTGCACAGTTGTAATGGGATATTACAACCACATTCCATTTGACCTACGATTATTGCATGCGGTTAAAGGTAAAATATTTTCTACCGATGACATACATTATTCGCTACAGAATAGTCAGAATGAATTTACTGTATATGGTGGGACGTACACTCCACACGCTATACAACAACATACCATACAACAACACGCTATACAACAACACGCTATACAACAACACGTTATACCGTACAAACAACACGACATACAACAAAACCCACAACATACAGTAAATATGTTACAAATCCACACATTAACGTCATCGACCGTATCCGAGCTGTTTAAGATGACTGAGTTTGTAGAGCATGTTGCACAGAATACGCATAAAGTAAATTACGTAGAGTTTAGATACCAATATGGAACGCTGGCAACACCACTGGTACATAGAGTTTAACAAAGTGAGGGTTTATACATCCATGCGCCCGGTACCCGTAATCCAGTCACCCCCTGTACGGCAATATCCTTATTTCCTGTATATGTATCATTGCCGAATTTACCCCTGTACATTTGTACCATGTCATCATTCAATTTAGCATCCCATACATATCCAATTGTTGATTGTGCCGATTCGGGTGCACCGTTACATTCATTGGGGAAAATTCCAGTACATGAATCGTCATTAGCGTACGCATATTGTAGTGGTATTGTTCCATCTAATGCCGACTTGCTAATACACCCTTGTTTAGTTTCTTCTAAATTCGGATCATGGCATGCGGTTCCAGGTAATCCCGTACACGTATCACCTATTCTAGCAGAAAATTTTGATATGAGCGGCACTAAATCGTCTCTACTTGTATCGCAGATTTGCGCGTTACATTCTTGCGAATCCGGCCCACATGTAACACCGCCAAATAGGGAATCTGTGACCACGCTTCTTGTTTGAGTACCGCCACCGCATGGTTTATCGCACTCGCTCCATTCTGACTGCACGCAATCTACGGGAATGTCCGCTGCAGCGCCGCTAGTATCAGCACCGGCAGTATCAGCACTAGATCCACTCGCAGAACCTGTATTATCAGCACTCGAACTTGTAGTATCAGCACTCGAACCACCAGTAGAACTGCCACTAGATCCACCAGCACTAGATCCACCAGTAGAACCAGCACCAGTAGAACCAGCACCAGTAGAACCAGCACCAGCAGAACCAGTAGAACCAGCACCAGTAGAACCAGTAGAACCAGCACCAGCAGAACCAGTAGAACCAGCACCATATCCACCAGCACCCGCAGAACCACTCCTAGAACTGCCACTAGATCCAGCATCCGGGGCCGTGATTATAATGATTCCAATAAGTAATACCAGTGTGATTATAACAATGGCAATAATTATAAACATTTTTTTCGATTTGGGCGGGGTTGTCATCGGTTGCATCGGCATACCTGACATAATTGAGTAACTTAGTTACTGTAGTAACTGTAATAACGGTAGTAATGTATACATATAGTCAAAAAATAACGCCGTATATAAATTACGATAAAAATAGAGTTTGGTCATTCTGCCATTAGAATAATTGATTTTTACATTTGGTATATCTACAATACGTTAACAGAGATGCTAAAAATAACACACACTGTGCGCGTTTGTCGTAATCGAACATACAACGTATATGGGGAATTTGAAGGAATCCCATTCCGATTTAGCATTGGTTATGCTGAAATAACTCCAGGAAATCATTTACATGGCATCCTACACGATTACAAAAAACACAGTCTCTTACGACCTCCAAGCTATAGATTAACAAGAGTAATGGATAAGCTGTTTGTAATCCCGGAGTTTATGTGTTATTTGACCAATAACGCAAATAATGCAAGTTACGTATTCTTTCAATATGGTATCTTGAGCGAGTGTGTGTACTATAGAGTATGGTGATATGTATTTTTTGACCGTGATGGGGATTTGCCATTAGAATAATTGATTTTTACATTTGGTATATATACATTACGTTAACAAAGATGTTAAAAATAACACATACTGTGCGAAAGTGTCTTAGTAAATCATATACCATATATGGTGAATTTGAAGGAATCCCGTTCCATCTTGCCATCGATTATACTCATCCGACTCCAGGAAATAATTTACATGGTGTCCTACACGGTTACAAAAAACACGGTCTGTTACGACCTCCAAGCTATAGACTGTCACAAGTAATGGATAGGCTGTTTGTAATCCCGGAGTTTATGCGTTATTTGACCAATAACACAAATAATGCAAGTTACGTATTCTTTCATTATGGTAGCATGGGAGATTATACGTACTATTCGGTTTGGTGATATTCTTTTTTGACCGCACGTGGCGAAAGTCACGGGCTTCGGGATGCTGCGCATCCTTTCGCAGGGAGGCCGCTACACGGCTTCGCCGTTCCGCTTAACTACCGGCCTTTGGCCTTGTAGTTCCTCACAAATATCA